GTTCCAGTTGATTCTATTTTAAACTTATCTGCCTCTCCAACTTCCCTTAATATTTCAATAAGTTTTGGACCTTCTGGGTATCTTAGTTTAACTTCTCTGTCGTCTATAGTGGAGTAAGCCACACGAGAGCCGCCTAGTGGATACCCTTGAAGTTTATCAGACATTGATGCTCTAATGCCTTTGTCCGTATTCTTAACAACATTGAAGTTCTCAAAAGATTCTGAACCTAGTTTCTTCACATCTTCTGGGTCAACCTTTATTCTATCATAAGGTTGTTGAACCATCCAGCCGTCTTCTTTGAGAGCGGTTTCTATTTCATTATCAATGTCTTCCCAATAATCTAAAAGGTAAGACTTAACTTGGTCGGCAATCTCATACCCAAAGTTGTCAGGGTCATGAGTTACACCCTCAATGTAGGCCACAACCTCAACTACCAGCCTTGTATCGCTGCCGAACCTTCGTTCTTGGACACTAGCACTCCAGCTATAATCAACTTGATGGTCGTAGTGATCGGAGTCGTTGTATGTGTTTTCCGCTACATCTCTTACGGCTCCCATTGCTGCCTGACGGCGAAGAGCATTAATCATCTCTTCTTTACTGTATTCTTCTTCGCTTCCAACATTTGGGGCACCAATAAACTTATAGACTGGATAGTCAAACATAACTTTGATGCTATAAACTACCTCTGGAGATTCATTCCATTCATCCCACTCAACCTCAAAATCAAACTCAACATTCTCATCATCAAGATAATCATATTTAGCCTCATTCATTGCTTCAGTAGCAGCATCAAGCATAGGTCCTATCTGAGCGGTATCCGTATAATCTACATCATCCTCTTCGCTCATTTTAGCGGGTCGAGGGTCGTCTTGCTCGTACTCTTCTTTTCCAAGGAGAGCATTAAACATCTTGTAGGTTGGTGTATCAGTATATGACCCACCTCGCATTACGAACTTAGATAGGTCTACCTTCTCCTTGAAAAGTGGGTGCCCTTGTTGGACTTTGCGAGCCCAAGCAGACACAGTGCTCAAAAAGCCTGGTACCTTCTTGCCATATACTCTTGTCTCTGGTGCTAGAACTGCTAGAGGAGCACCCTCTTCAGCAAGCTTAATACTATCAAATCTGCGGAGACGAACACGGGCTCTTGGTGTAATGCCCTCAACACCTCGGTCTCTATCAGCAAACAATTCTGTGTCATTGATGTGCTCCTGAGCATAAGGCACATCTTCGCCGTCAATCAAATAAGCAATCGCTCCTGCTCGGTTCGCATCAGCAAGAGCACATCTAAAATAATCTGAACCTTCTGAATGACAAGACCTAATATCCGCTTCGCTGAAGTCAGACATTCTTGCTACGTCTAGTGGGTGCTGTGTGATAACAATAGCATCCTGGGCTTCTAAGATTTCTGGGTTGCCTAGGAAGTCAGCCTGGAACTTGTTCCACCACTTTTGTGTAGCAGCAGATAACTCTCTGCCGATGGTCTTTCCTAGTTTTGTTTTTCTTTCTTGTTTCCCTCGTTGTGTCTCAATCTCTTTGGTTGCGACACCATTTTTAAGGTCAACCTTGATGCCCTTGGCTGCGAGCGGCTCAACAATCATCTCGTAGAACTCTTTGACCTGCTCGTTCTCTTTCGAGACCATAGGAATGATTACTCGTTCGTTTTCGCCGAACAATGGTCGCAACTCTGATGCAGACAGACCAGCAGCAGCATCAGCAAGATAGTCATAAACTTCACTACTAATCTCATTAAGTTGGCGGAAGGGCTCAGAGGTATCTGGAGTAGTCGAACTTATAATCTCTTCTCTAATAAGAGAAGTCAAGACATTTCTGATATTTTTACTTTCTTTTAGCTTCATACCGAATTTAGAAAATAGTGATTTAATTTTCTCTAAAGAGTCCTCATCAGTAACAAACTTTTTCTTGTCGCTAACGATTGTATTATATGCTTCCTTCATTGCTTCCAAATATTTCTTGGAAGGTCTTTTGCCGCCAGGACGAAGACGAGAACGAAGGGCAAACTTTAGACTTGGCATAGCAGTCAAACGATAGTTGTTAAGCCCAGCAAGTTCTTCGTAGTTTTTCAATATCTCCATCTGAACTTCTTCAGGAGTGTATTGGCTTCGAATCATCTCAAAAAGGTAATTGTCTGCTGTATAATCTGGAATTGTACCATCATACATCTTGTCTAAAATATCCCTGTAATAACTCATAGGGACATTTTTACCATTTAGGGCATCAGCAACAAGTCTTCTATTCAAATCAAGTTCGCCATTTTCTAATCTGGCGACTTTGTTGAATATCTCCTCTGTAACATTAGGGCTCAACAAAACTTCTCTTGCCCTGCGAGCCCTCCTGTTATCTCCACCCCGATATCTTCCAAGTGTATCACTGGGCTCCACCGCAGCATACTGGGCTGCCTCGGTATTCAAAAGACCAACAGGAACATTGGGGCTAGCCAAAACAGCAGCAACCTCGTCGCCGTCAAAGGGAATGACTAAATTACCAAAGTATATTTTCTTTAGGAAGTCTTCTGGGGCATTAGGATTTAGAAGTATAGAGCGATAAACCTCTGGGTCTTGCTCTTTCTTTAGAGCATTTTCAATCATCTCTTTAGACATACCAGGATGCTTAAACAAGAGTTCTAATATCCTGCTTTTCATTAATGGACTCTCGTCTCCTTTTTTCTCAACCCAGTCCAGAATATCCTTAATCATTTCAGGGGTAAGCGGATTGCTTTGGTCCGCTACCATATAATCTAGGGCATCAAATATATCACTCTTGCTGAACTCGGGAGCAAATTGTGGGTCGGCACCTGGAGCCACCTTAGGCTTGTCGCTCAAAAGTATCTTGAGGGCTGCCGCTTTTTTATCCATAGGAACACCTGGCTCTCTAAGGAGTCTGTATAGAGTGGACTCTCTGAAGCGGTATTCTTTATTAGGAATTGTTGTTACGTGATCTAGGGCACCCCTGTGTGTAAAGAATCCTTGTTGTCTTTCTGCCTTGTGGATAATGCCTTTGCCTTCAGCATCAATAACAGCATCATAACCAAGGGCTCGTAGAATGCCGTTAGACAAAAGAGTAATCTTTTTATCAGTTGCTATTTCTAGGGCTTTAGCGGCAGCCTGAACATAATCGTATAGTTTTTCTGACTCTGTGTCTCCGCCATATTCTCGCTGGGAAACCTTAGACAAAGTTTCAACGTGCTTGGGATCTTCTAGCCATTCTTGGGGAGAAACAAAACCATGGGCGAAATCTTTATTTTGAGCCATCATCTGTTTAGGTGGCGAATCTGAACCTGGAGGACCAGAAGGCATATTATAGATTGGGAAGGTATCTTGGGCAAATGCTGGATATTTTCTAGCAATCGCAGCATTCATTTCTTCTCGTGAAGGAACGCCGCCTGTCTTGCCATCATCACCAAGCCACAGAACCTTAGCACCGTCCTTGACTTTCATTAGGTGTCCATATTTTCTGCCTGATGCGAAAATCTCGTTTCTCTTGGCTCCATCAATTGTATTTTGGTTGAAGTGCCAGCCGTAGATGCCAGCAGGCGTATTGAATTTTGTTCCTGGATTGATGCCTACCTTATTAACGTCAGAAAAAGTCAAAAGGAAATCTGGGTTTCCGATTGCAGAAACAATCATATCTTTTCTTGGATGTTGAGTAATCATCAACTCTTCATCTATCAACTGATCAATAATAGACTTCATTTCATTTCAACCCTATCTGAAGCAAACTTTTCGAGGACAAATGGAAAGAAAGCGTGGAAAACCAAAACAACGGAACAGACAGCAAGAGTTGCTGAGTATGTCAAGGCGTGCACAAGGTGTTGCCTATATGTCATATTCTGTTCTCTAAGGTGTTTGGTCAAAAACTCTTTCATACAAATATCCTAAAACTTGTTTTTGTCCTGCCATTCGTGTGATACGCTATCCTCTGAGATAGGTCCACCCTTAGCCCAAGTGTAGCAAGTGCGAGCAGAGTGGCACTTGAAGTGGTGCATCCAGCAATATCCGAGTTCACCATCTTTGTCGGAAGTGTCACCAGGCATACAGTCTTTCATTCTTGGGGAGATGTCGAAAGCGATACAGTTGCCACACAAAGACTTCTTGGCTGCCTCTTCTGTTGTATCCCAGTGCCCTGCTAGGTCTTTCCAGTAGTCACCTGGTTCATCAACATTTAGAGGTCCGTATTTAATGTGATCTGCTTTGATAGCAGCATCACGATTCTTTGTATTGAGTTCTAGGTCTTGAGTTGCTGGTGGGCAAATATAATCTTTTGCAACCTTCAGCATTATGTTCATCTCTCTTTGTAGGAACCTTCTCCACTCGGTCATTAGTTCTAACATTTTTTAACCCTCGTGCTTCTCTATTTCTACCACAAGTTTGCCATTGCCTTTAATCACTCGGTGGTACATATATTTAGGTATTTTATATTCCTTTTTACCTTCCAAAAGAACTGGGAGTTGGTTGTCGAGTTGAAGTTTCCAGCCGTTGGATTCTAAAACCCTGACTGTGCGGTCTTCTCTATCGAGGTGCCAAATGAGTTCTTCGGAGTCAGTATCTTCACTAAACTCACGGATTATAATATTGTTTTTGACTTTTGTTTCCCTGAATGGGAACATATTACCAGAATCTACCTGGAACATTCTTGCCAAAGTCCTTGTGGGCTCGACAAGCCCAGTATCCTGCTGTTAGTTTTCTGTTTGGCTTCTTGGCTTTGTCGGCACAGTTATGTCGAGAAGCAAATGACTTTCTGGCTTCTGCACTATTCCAGTTGCCCTTTAGACCGCCCTTAGAATCGCCGTAAGTAATAGTTCTTATGTTGCCAGTCTTAGGATCCTTGACATATACTTTATACTTCTTCCCGCCACCAGAGTTTTTCATTGGCTTGTTGAGAGGACCCTTTTTCTTTTTCTCTTCATACAATGCTGGAGAAGCCTCAACATACATTGGGAAATCCAAAGGAACATCTTGACCTTCTTCTTCGTGCCAAGCCCATTCACCTAGGTCTGGATTTTCATTGATGAACTCTTGCTCTTCTTCTGAGAAATCGTACTTGCCTTCTTTGTTGAGCTTCTTGGCTTCTTCGATAAGTTCAAAGTAAGCGTCGGAACCAAGTCGATAAATACATTCAGTTATTGGGAGGTTGTTGTCAATGTGGTGCTGCATACCCTCTGAGATGTAATCACCATCTCTGTGCTGCATTACTTTCTTCATTTTCTTCAAAAGATCTTTGACATCTTTCTCTGTTATGCCACTTTCAACCTCTTTAGCAGACTTTACCAAAGGATCAAGACCAGCCGCACCGCCTTCATCACTGAGCGTGTCTAGGATAGCTTTCTCTACTTTGGGTTGGATTTCTTTGTTGATCTCTTCTAAGATGATCTTTCTTAGTTGTGACTTTGTTATTTTCATTTGTTTTTCATTCTCCCCGTCAACTTATCAAAATAAGGTGTGCGTACATTCCTTCTAGCAGATAAGTAGCGGTCTATAATTGGCTTTAGTAAAGACTTTTCTGAGAATCTTTTTGGTAATTCTTCTCTGCCTAGTTCATCAAACATCGCTGTAAGATGCTTCATAATTACTGCCTCTTTCATTTCAACTTCTTTCATGTTGATTGACTGCTTCTCAGATAGAGCTTCCACCTCTTCTTTAATAATTTCCTGCAAATGGGACTTTGTTATTTTCATCCTTTTTTGCCTGCCTTTGATTTCTTGCCGTAGTTGCCTCTTTCTCCACACGCCGCTGGCGTGGGTCGGCACTTCGGATATTTTGCTCGTTTTTCGCCACTGGAACGACCACAGGCTTTACAGGTTTTTCTGCCTGTCTTCTTATCTTTGCGGCAGGTATTGCAATCTACCCAGCCACCCTTCTTGCCTTTGGCTCCCTTTCTCTTGAACCAGTCCCCAAGGTTTGTTTCGGAAGATGGCTTTTTGGTTAGTTTTCTTTTCTTCTTCTTTTTCTTCTTTTCAACTAGCTCATCTACTTTTTCCTGGATTACGTCCTGGAGGGAGTCAAGATCTAAGCTTTCTTTTTTGCTGTTGCCCCAGTTCTTAGCGCCGACCTTGCGACACTTCACGAGAGCGCCAGAAGCGTAAGCAGAAGGCCATACCTTATAACGTGACTTTACCTTGTGGTAGCACGCATCACGCTTTGCTTTTCTCTTTTTGCGGCGGGACTTCTTCTTGGACTTCCGCTTTGCCGAAGCCTTCTTTTTAGATTTGCTTTTCTTTTTCTCGTCGAGAATAGCTTCTTTTAAAGCCTCTCGAACTTGAGAAAGAGTGATTTTCATTCTGAGCCCTCATGCCATCAACGCAATCTTGAATAAATAGGCATCAGAATCAATAAAAGGCGCAGCTTCTTTTCGTTGCTGAAAAACTTCCCTGGGCATCTCTCCAATATCTTTGTACCCTGAAGTGTCCATCAGGCGCACTTCGATATCATAAGCTAACAAAGCTTTGACAAGTCGCATGGCTTTTTTGTGGGCATCAGCATCCAGCCCAAGCAGTACTGGAGTATCGTTCCTTACGATCTTCATAAAGAGCTTGCTGTCTTCCCGAAGTGTTGAGCCGAGCAGTGGAATACTGTTCTCACCAGCAACGATTGCGTCAAAGACGCCCTCAACTAGAGTAACCTCTCGTTCCCAGTCAATCAGCAGTTCATTGAAGATAATGTCTTTGTTCCCTGGTCCGTTCATATACGGAGGCCAGACATTGTGATCAAATGTACGGGAAGTAAAAAAGTTACAGTAACCTTCTTCATCAAATGATGGCAGGATGAGTCTGTTCTTGTAGTCCCCGCTTCCGCAGTAGCCGATCTTCCAGTAGAGAATATCTTTATCTGTTACCCCACGTTTGCGGAGGTAGTTGAAGACCATCCGTGATGATGGCGGGTGAGATCGTCCAGTAAGCGTTTGAAACTCATTTGGAAGGTCGATTCGCTGCGGATTTTCGATTTCCTTAGCGAATAGGTTGTCTAGGTCGCCTAGCTCAATATCGGCGTCAAAATCTTTCCATCTATTGATGTGACTTATGTCGCCCCAACGTCTGACAAGACGTCGTAAGTTTTTTGTTCTCCAATCGCAAGCCCAGCACTTGGCTGCATTCTTTTCGAAGTTCACTGACAGCTTAGGCTTGTGGTGCCCGCAGCAGCGGGAAGGATAGAGATATTCCTTCCCCTGCTTGTACGGACGACCTAAGACCTCGTCAAGGATCTTCTTCTTTTTGGCTGAAGCTGGATCGTTGAACAATTAGTACCCTAGTTCTTGGAGTTGCCTAATCGTATTATCCACATCATCTGGATTATGTTTAATAGCGATGCCACCACCCGCTCGGAACTCGTTGACGTATTTGTCACGGTCATCAATCAGAAGTCCTTGAACTCCGTTGCGATTTCCGTAGGGTTCCTTGGTATCTGAAAGGTTGACTTTTTCTACTGGAAGTCCTAACTCTCGCTCAACCCAGATTCGTTTGCCAACCTTTGAACCCTCTTCCATAGGTGCCGACAAGATCTCAACCCCTGGAATGTCTTTGATGTAGTTCCAAAGCTTTTTGCCACCACGTTCCCAGCCGAGGTTTGCCCACAACTCTACATCGTTCTCAACGAGACGATACATAAAGTCTCTCGTTCGATAGTTTCTTTTTAGGCTGCCCTCCATATCGGAGCGAGCAATGTGCCAGCGGTTGATCTCTACATCCCAGCCGCCAATCTCTTTAGCCGTTGATCGGGCAAGCTTGTGGTCTGGATGAGCGATATCATCTCGCAGTTCTTGGAAGCGCTGGTTCATATACTTGAGGACACCTTCCTCAAAGTTGACAAGCACGCCATCCATATCGCAGTAAAGTTGGTATTTCATAGGAACACCTCCCTTCACCACTATAATAGCATATGTTAATGTTAGGTCAAGTGTTTTACTTTTTCTTTTTGGAGATCTTTGTGTCTCCGCACATTTCGCCAGCCTCTTTCTTTGTTAGGCTTGGCTTTCCTTTGAACTTCTTACGAGACTTGCCAGCCTGAGCACACGCCCAGCGTCTTTGCTTTTCGCTGTAAACTTCGGACATTAGTTCCCGAACAGCTTCTCTGACTTGGCTCATTGTGACACGCATATAGTAAATAGTTTGTTAATCTACTAAAACGATCTTCTCCGTGAGGAACCCTTTGTTATCTTTGTTCTTTAGGAGGAACTCACCTGCTCTTGCAATGACGATGGCATCTGCTCTGTCGTCAGTTCCTTTTTTATAGTTCCGTCCGCCACGAGCCATCTCATATGTGAAAGCAGTCTTCTCTTTTTCAATGACTGCCTCGATGACCATTTTCTTTCTTTGTGGTCCTTTAGTTCCCCGAGGGAAAGACAAGCCGTAAAGTGAGCGAGCATTGTTCACATTGATGTATGTTGGCTCTGATTCGAAACTCTCATAACAGATCCACGAAACAATGCCATTGAACTTAGCTAGTTTCATAATGGTGTCGGCTCTGGATCTCCCAGGGATAAACTTCTTCAAAGCAGTTTCGATGAAGATGTTCTCTATTTTATATTCGTTCCTTATTTGCCAGAGTTCTGCGCCAATCATCTCTGCCTTGGCAAACAGTGTGTCAGCTTTGGAGATGTCCCAATGTGTGCTGAGAACCAGATTACCATCGTCAATAACTGCCACGCCGACAACGGCTGTGGAAATATCTAATCCTAAAATCATACTTTAGTCTATTACAGATCGAGCTTAAGTTTAAATGTATACTCGTCAATCTCTTTCTTCATAACAGGGTTGGCTAACTTAGCAACGCCGATGAGATTCTTGTCATCATCAAAAATACCAATCTCTGTTATGAATGTCTGCTTTGAGAAATCTTCCTCAAAGTCGCAATACTGGCTTTGGATTGTGTTCTTGATAATCAACTGTCTTGGTTCCACATATCCGCTACTGCCTGTGATTGTTAGGTCTCTCCAACTTCCGTTGGATGAACTGAGCCAGGTTGGATTCAATGAGTTGTTTAGCTCGCCTGGTTGGGCTGTAGCAAACATTGTCATTGTTGGTATTTTTTGTGTTCCCTTGAAAGTGATAGTCCCAACACTTGCAGTGGCAAAGCCACCGCTCCCTGTAGCCTCATAGGCTCCAAAGTAGGTCCACCTTGAGGTGACCTCTGTACCAGTGCCCTCGTAATCGTCGTAGTTGTTCGCAATAGTGACGGAAGAGGTTAGAAGAATAAACCCTTCGTTGTAAAGAACAACCCCAACAGTTGAGCCGCTCGTGGCTCCCATAGTAGAGACTAGTTCTCCATTCTGTCGAAGATCTTTTGCTTCGTCCATCAAAGAGCCAGTATAGTAAAACTTAAGGCTTACTGAACCTTTCTCTATTCCTGAGTCGAAGAAGACTGATGGTATCTCAAACATATTGACAGCAGCTTCATCATACACATCGTCATACTTGTAGCTATTACTGATGTAGCGATAGTAGTTCATTGTATTCTTGAGTGATACAAGCTTCTTTCTGTTGGTGATGTAGGCATCTTTTGCTGCATCAGAGCCATTAGGAAACGGATTTGTTGTTGCTCCAAAGTACTGTCGATATATTGAAGCGGTCAAAGGATAAGATCCAGTTATGGTAGAGCCATAATCAAGCGCTTCGTAAGCTTCTGTGGTTACGTTTGGAAACGACAACCAATAGCCGTCCTTTGTTATAAAAGGATATATAAGTTCTTGTGTTGTACCATCACGGTCAACGTTTATTTCATATAAACTTATAGATCCCGTGGGAATGTTTACTCCCATATGTCGATCATTGTTGACATATGCAGAGCCGCTGTACATTAGAAATTCATATTCAGGATGAGCAATCATCCTGTTAATGAAAATATCATCTCTGCCAAACTTGTGGAGGTATGACATGCAGCCTCCTTTTAGTAATCTAGTCTGACCCTAAGAGTGTACTCGTCAGCAGGAGTCTTCTTTAGAGGCTCACTTAGCTTACCGACAGCAAGAAGCTCGTTATTAGCTCCATACAATCCAACTGTTGTAATGTAGGAAACTGGATCGTCTGTGCTTACATCTTTGACACGGATCTGACTTGAGCTAAGATATGTTGGGTTACTGCTATAGTTGAACTCATTAGATCCAGCACGACAGAAGTAGATTGTTGAGTTAAGCTCTGTAGTGTTGTTGAAATCAATGTCATTGACACGGTGACGAATAGCATCAGCAGAAGCACTGATAGCGCCAGATACCATTAGTTGAATCGCTGTCTGACCTGCACTATCTAGTTCTGAGTCTGATGCCTCTGTTGTTACCGCAGCATCAAAAACAGATGCAGTCAACACAGCAATACCAGCCTGATAGAAGACTAGGCCCAGAGCAAGATCTGATGTAGTTGGTGTACCAGTTGTACTTCCATAAAGAATATTATATTCACCGACAGGTGAGTTCACAAGAGCGTTTGTTGCATTAGCGTCCTGTAGAGTTAGTCTTGCTGCTGTTGTTTGTGGAACAGCATATGTTGAATCTACATTGAGGCTAAGAGTAAATCCGCCAGCAGAGACTTTTTGTATTTCATCTTTTGTCAAAAGTCTTGCAAAGTTAACGAAGTATACTTGACCCATCTTGTTTGTTGGTGATAAGGCGAAGGAACCGCTGGCATCAAACTTGTTGATGTTACCATCTGAGTCATAGCCGCAAAGCATCTGAGCCATTTCATTGTAGATATCTTGTTTTTGGTTCTGCTGAGTAACACCGTCAAGGCTTGCAGCAGCCATATTAGCTGCATCCATACCAAGTGTCAAATCCATAATATGGTTTGCAGATGAACTTAGATAAGGGTAATCATAAACAGACTGGAACATACCGTGTGAGTAGTTCTTTACGTTTGTTGGCTCTGGTGGAGTACTAGTGTCGTTATATGTTCCAGATAGAATAGTACCAGTTAGAGGAATAGCCTCATGAAGTTTGGTCATGTTCTGTAGAACATTCTCACTCAATAGTGTTTTAAAACTTGTTGCCATTTTTTATTCCTTCTATTCTTTCTTCAAAAGTTGTAGAGGTATATCTGTTCTATACCCAGTAGTGAAGCCAGTGACTCTCATAACAGTGTCTAGGATACTAAAAGTACCTGTTAGACCTGAGACTGATTGACCTGTCTTTCCTAACTGGGAGAACAAGGTAGTGCTAACCTGTACATCTAGGGATGCTTTCAAGTTTACCTTCAGTCTTGGTCCTAGGCGACCTGTTGAGTCAGTTGGACCGATTACTTTTCCTGGGCTTCTTGCATCAACACCAACACCTACAATATCAGGCATAGAGAAATAATCTGGGTTTGAGTTCATTGAAAAGTAGTAACTAGCGACACTGTCGTCATCGATAAAGGTTGGTGTAGCCAATGTACCATCACCTGTGGATAGTTGCATTAGGCGATTATCAACCTCAATGATGTACTGAGTTTCCATAAGGTTTCTTTGAGTGTCGGACAAAAGACCTAGTGAAAGATCTGATGTATCGAGACCTTGGTCAAAGACTACTCTTGAAACTGCATCGGATGCTCCATCTTCTGCTGCTCGGTATCCCTGGGATGAGAAGCCTGTTCCTCCTGGAAAATCCTGGTTGATCTGTGTTGTTGTGGATGTATCTACAGAAACTCTGTAACCACCAGAGGAAAGAGTAGGTGCGCCAAAGTCACTCAAGTTATTCAACTTGATAACTGGCAAGTACAAAAGAGAGTTATCTGCATATGTCAATAGCTTGTTCTTTAGAACACTTGTATTGTTTGTAAAAGCCTCAAATATTGGAAGCTGTAGGATTCTAAGGTCTTCATAACCTGAAGATGTCAATGGAGTATAAAGAGAATAATCTATCTCGTCATCCCCGAGGGCGAACTTGGTAATCTTGAAGCTTCCATCCCCAGCAGCAAGTCTCTTTCTACCTGCGTCGGTTAGGACAGCATCTAAAATAATGTCGCCGCTATTGTCTAAAAATGCCATATCTTTTCCTCTTTACACTACTGTGGTAGTTCTTATTAAGTAGTATCCTTTTATCAAAATTGGTTTTTCTTATTCACAATCCAAAATATTTCCCTCTTCGGGAGTTATTGTTTTTTCTCTTACATTAATTTTCAAGTCAAACTTTCGACCAGTGTCACGGGATGTAAACCTAAAGACAAAGGTACCGTCTGAAACTGATTTGCCTTGCTGAGATGCAAGGTTCTTTATACCTGTCAGCACGTTGTTTTCATCTCTTTCCGTAAATGGGAAAGATTGAATCTCTGATGCGGCGATTTGTATAAATCGTGCGAACTTCTTGGTTGGCACCTTGTTGGAGGTTGGCTTGAAGTTGAATAGTTCAATCTCTGGAACATAAAGACCCTTCTCGTAAACCAATCTTACACGATATATTGGAGATGGTAAAGATGGGTTGCCGTGAGCATCCTCAACAAAACAAGTGTAGTAATAATATGTATTGACCAATAAGTCATCTAAAATGTCATATGATAACACGGTTTCTTCACGCTCATCAGGATCTGTAGATAAAGTTCGGATCTCCCCAGTTTCACTGGTAAAGAAAGAAGTATAAAGATCATTATACTCTGTTACTGATAGGTCCAAGTCTCTTGTCCTAAGGAGTTGAACTTTTTTTATTTCATCTGTGCCTTCGTTTTTGTATTCCAAATATCCATTCCTTAATCCATAGTTTTCAAACTGTCTCTGATATTCAAAGAGAGACTGTATCCTATCTTGGACGCCTGGTATATTGATTAGGGGCAAAGCATAATCACCTGTATAGTAACCTGTGTTTGGGTGGACAACAACTTTTACTTGTCGATAGTTGTTCAACAAAGGAAGGATCTGAAGGTCTGGGGCAGCAGGAGGTCTGTCCATTACTCTTACTTGTGGATAACTAATCCCAAACTCAAGACCTGGTAAGTCTTGAACACTATAGAAAGACCCATAGATTGGAACTTCAATAACTTCTACAACAGGAGTCTCTATTGTTTCTATCTCATAAAGAACTCTTGATGGCGGAAGGGTGTCAGGTTTGGCTTGGTCTGATCCTTGTGCAAACTCTGCTGGCTCCTGTCCAAACACAACCATCTCGTACTGAGTGCTAACCGATAGCCTAAACTCGCTGAGTTCATATCTGTAGTTGCTGTCATACTTTACTTGAGTGTCCACATATCTGATCTCTTTTGTCTCAAGGTTGTTTCCAAATATTATTTCTTGTACCTTTTGACCATCAGAATCAAACTTAGCCAATCTGTAGCCTAGAGCCTCGGAGTGGCTTTGGGATTGAAGATTTGACATCAAAGCTGCGTAACTTGTAGCCTCTTGTGATACGATAGACCTGGTGCCGATAGATGTTCGTTCCAGGTTTTCCATCTGTTGATCAGTAAGAAAAACTCCAGTTACTGGCTCTAGTCCATTCTTGGTAACTGTTAGACCTTGGACAACTTCTTTGTCTAGACCATAATCAAGAGCTTCATATATGTCGGAAACTTTTAGATTCCTATTTCCCATATCAAACAGTGTGGCGATGTACTCATCTTCGCTCTCACCTGTTTGGTCAGAAAAAGCATTACCAATAAAAAGATCTGTCTTGATATTGTATTCTTTGTCTTGCCCTTCGTTGAAGCTAAGAAAGTCAAGCATTGTTGTACTGGTGTTGTTATCCTGAACTAGTTGCCCGACTGGTCCTAAATCATCGGAAGCAAAAGAAGTTTCTATGTGCATTGGGAAAAATGCTTTCTTCTCATTTACTTCTTGTAATACTTCTAGATCTGTAGATGGGAATATAGTCTTCGAAACAAGATTGTCTATCTTGACTTTTTGATCGTCCGTAAGGTTACATTCTAGTTCTTTTGAGTATACTCGGAGGTAGTCTGACATACTAGTGTCGTTTAGTAGGTTTTGGTTTTGTCTTATTCTGCCGTCGAGAGTCACAGATGTGCCATACTTGTTCTGTATCAAGTTGGCAACTGATGGGTCTCCCTGCCAGCCTTGTCCAATCGCTATACCCTCGATGGTAACTTCCGCAGATGTATACAAATCGTACAAATAAAGATTAGGCTGAACTGTCTCGGTGACTGTTGAGCCACTCACTGCTTGTTCATATTGTTCGTTGAAGAGAGTATATTCTGGATCTACTTCAGATGTACCCTCGTCATTCCTAAGACCGCTGTTCAAAGCCAAGAAAGGATAGATTTCCGCCCTTGTTACAAAAGGAGTGTCCTCTGATATCTGAAGGAGTTCGTAAGTTGTTCTTTGTTCTTGTGGCACATTTGTCAATAGTGCTCTTAGTCCATCCATTCCAAACTGTTGCCTGACTGCTTCATAAACAGCCATCTTGTCCTGTAATGGCACCCGAGGATTGGTGTACAAATATTCTGCTGCATATTCATAGATATCACCCAAGTCATCCCCTACTAGTCCTGGGATTATTCCACGATTCAAAAGGTCAGTAACCCTTTGATACAAAGGACCTCGTGTATCTGATAGCCTCATTATGATTTCTAAGAAAGGTCTGGCAAGTTCCGAAAGTTCTGTAATGTTTACATTATCATATAGTGAAATAGCGGCAAGGGATTGTTTAATGGCTTCTGCTCGTCCGAACAGAACTTTATCAATTGTATTGATTCTTAGTTGCTGTAATACTTTTGGCAAACTAATAACTTGACCATCAGGACCCCTTGTAAGATACTCATTGTCTCTTATTGTTGCATCATCTTGTAAAGTAGATTTATGAGCAATAGCCCAATCATCCATCTGTTTTTGTGTTGGTAGTTTTGTGGCATTTACATTATTTTGTTCGTACCCGCCAAGTGACCAGTTGATTTTACTGCCACCTTCAATCTCTGATGCTAGCAAAGATGAATCTTCAGTTACTGGCTTACTAAACCCAGCACTAGAATAGAATCTTCTTAGCGGATCATATTTCTGAGAAGTGTCTGGTAATGATATCTGTAGTTTTCTTTTGTAAGTCATTTATTCTTCCCCGAAGTATCCTGGTCCCACTAATCCGAAAACTTCTTCTCGTGGTTCTTCTTTTTTTGGAGGATTTGGTGATGGAGTCTGAACAGGATCGCCAACACCAAGAAGAAAGTATTGATTATATATTGGCAACTCTAATGCTTCTTTACGTTCAAAGTATTTTCTTAGTTTCTCTAAGACTGGTTCTTTGTATTGGCTAAGAATATCGGAATAGTCCATTGGAGACATCATTCTAACTCGACACAACAAACTCTTTTGAGCTTTTACAGCATCCTCAACAACTTCTGGCTGTAAGAGTTGCCAACTTGGCAACTTTGTTCTATCAACAATAGATTCGTCTATCTGACCCAACTGAAAAACTTCAGAGTAAAAATCTTCATTGACAGCGAGATTTCCAAAACTGTCCAAGTATTCGATTCTAGCAATTTGTTTATAGTTCATCCAAAATGTCAAGAACTTAGCGTATATCTTCATTGGATCGTAAGTCTTGAAATAAGGAGGTTCATCGGGAGCGTTAGCAGAGAAGCTGATCAAATGTTCCTCTTCTCCAGTGTCCTGATCTGAAAGGAGTGGTCGGCAAGCATCAAAGGATATATCTTCATCGCCAAAACGCAAGCCTTGGTTTGTTGTAGATATTATTATCGCACTCTTGACTTGGTTAGGTAAATCTGAAAGGAAAGTATTTTGCAAAACAGTTAGCAAACTATCGCTTGTAATGCCTGTGATGTTTGTAAACTCTCTGAGAGAGTTGAACTCTTTATCTTCATAGTCAGTCATAAAGTCAAGTGTCTTATCTACAGTTAGTTCACCTAAGATAGCAAATGGTAGTTTGATTGGTCTATCTTCCTGCAAGTCTTTTATCAACTGCCTGTCCAGTGTTCCCTTTGATTTATTAGGATCTGTTTGGGAAATAGAATCTTCAATACTGTCTATGAAACTTATTATGCTAGGGTTTGTATTATTTTGCCCGCCAATAAGAGTTGGAATAGCCAATGGTCCATTTCTGAAGATTGAGATTGATGATCTTGTGAAGTTATCCCCTACTGTTGGGGGAACTTCGCCAGTTGAAATCTTAGGCTCTCTATACTGTGGCTTGATATCAAAACTTATCTCAACGCCGTGCTGTTCTTCAAGAGCTTTGATTACAGAGTTGTATAGTCCATTGTTTTCTGTTTGCCCTTCGTTTAGTTCGATAACAGTTGGGTTGGTTTGACGATTCTCAGCAAAGTATCTAAGATTAGCTATATCGGAGAAAAGCTGTCCGTATCGATTTAGGTCATACCTGACTACTGGGTTTGCCTGTCCACCAGCATTTGTTTGTACAATCTGTTTTCTGTCTGGGGTTCGGATGACCCTAGCAGTCATATATCCATACGATGGGTTTCTGAAGCTGCCAATAGGTGTTGCTGCTGCTTCAGCATTCTGGGTTTGGAAGTATTTTTCAAACTCTAAGTTGATTCTTTCAATAAGCTGATCGACGGAAAGCCTAGACAAGCCATCTAAGTTCCCAAGATCCGACTCTCTTGTGAAGATGAAGTCAGACCCGAGCCCAAAGTTTTCCCCTTCGGATTTAGTGGTATCAAAATAGTGTTCACCCTGAACTAGTGGGACCTTCCTCTGGCAGAAACCTCTTCTTTGCAGATTAGATTGCTGACTAACATCCAATCCTCTGCCCATAGGATCATTCGGAAATATCTCAGTCAACTTACGATAGATAAGCTGGATCCCTATATCCATTAGCTTTTCTATATCCTTGATAACCAAAGGATCAATGAGACCGTCGTTCTTTTGAAATTCTTGGCGATAGAAATCTCTAATGTTTATTCTTCCCGCTTCAAACTCAAAAGGAACAAGATCATCTAGTATTTGTTGGTATTGTGATATGGCATCTAAAAGAGCAGTTTCATATATTTGAACCCTTCCATCGAGAGTGCCCTTTATATCTGCCAATGGTACATTTAGAGTGAGTGTTGTAGGGTTGTAAAGGTTTCTACCATCATTCACTACGCCACCCTGGTAGCCTGCTGGTGTTGGAACAGAGTTGACAATATTATCAAACACTTCAGTCACTAGAGATTTTCTCTCTGTGAGGAACCTTACCATATTTCTCATAAAAATAGGAGCAGCATCATAGACAACATATTCTACACCGTAGATAATATCAGTATTCAAAACTTCATATTTATCTGGAATTTCTTTTGTTGGATCAGCTAAGGAATCTTTACCCTCAAAGAATATAGTTTTATTCTCTACACTCCTTGTGTTGTTGGGATTAAGATACACACCTTGCACTGGATTAGCTTCCCCAATGGTCTTTTCTCTAAAGGTGTAGTTTGGTCCTAGTGGCTTTTTACCACCTTCAGTCCCAAGGTCATTGATTGGCATCCTTGCGTCCTTGTCCACCATCCTTCTGATAACATTCATCCTTAAGACCCTTGAGGGGTCGGAGTTTGGATTATCCATTAGTCCTTGTTTGTTTATCAGTTGGTTTGATATATTTGGACTACGATACAAGAAAGGGAAATAACTATTTGCAATCAAGCTTGACTCTAGATCAAAGGCAAACATAAATCTATTGTTTTCATCACTGTCTTTAGTAACCCACAAATCACTAAAGAAGTTGTCTCTTTTTACTACCTTGTTTATCTCTGGCTTATCGTCCAAGATTGATCGAGACAATCTTCCGTATACTCTATCAAACATACTGTTGACACGCTCAATGGTAACATTTTGAGGGTTCAAATCAATTCGCTGAAATAGAGAAGCCTCAGGTGCCTCAATGGTTGTAGTATCGAGATAATCTCCATTTGGTAGTTGCTTACCAATACCTCTGTAAGGATTTTCTGGAGCTATTCTAGGCCATACTGTTCTCTCGCCGATAACTGTTGCTGTACGAGAAAAGCTCATTCCAGTTACGAGGGATATTTGTGGCAAGTTGAACTCTTGACCTGGTTCTACAAATTTAGAGTCATATATGAACATATAAAAGGTAAGCTGCTCTAAATCTTCCTCAGGAAGCTCAAAAACAACTGGTTCTAAATAAACTCTTTGCAAGTTTTGCGTACTAACACGAGACACAAGCCTTATGAACACCTCACTCCAGTCAGTATTCTGATCAGCAAGCTGAGCCTCTGGATATCCAACAATAGTTGCAGGGTCGGTACTTGTGACAGACCTTCTTATAATATCACCATTCTGATCTCTGACAGTTTCCAGAAGGGGAAGATCATAATATATTGTTCCGTCCAAAACATCTTCAGACGAGAATCGATTTAAGAACTTTTGTGGTATTATTGACCTTTCGGTAGAATAAGGTGAGAAAGGCTGTGATTCACTAAGAACAAAAGAGTCGGTCTCAAGATCTCGTCTTAGAAACTCAACATATTTATTTGCTGGGTTTTGTCTTCTAAATTGTAGTGAACTCTTTTCGTTTATAAGATACTCATTACTTCTTTGAGTAACATAATCAATAAGTTGAGATGATTGCTTATTATATGAAGCAACGATTCTGATTCTTAGGTCTTCAAGATCTTTATCCATGTCTTCGACTTTGGATACCGCCTGAGTAAAAGAAGCATTAACGATGCCAAGCTTTCTGCTTTCTTCTCCACTTCGACTCACCTCCAAGGTGATTGATCCAAAATCTAAACTTTTTATTGACCTTAATAACATTTCTTATCCTACACTATTGGTGAGTGTCCTGCTGATGACTGCACGACTTTACAAATGTTCCCTGGATTTCTATCGATATTCCTCTTGTAAATCGATGAATTTGTTGGCATCTGAACGCCAGGGACCTCTTGATCTAGCAGAACTTCAAAATAATACTCAACATATGTATCATCTAGTACAGGGAAATTGTTCAGTATTTGCTGATCAGATCCTTCTAGAGTGTTAGATAAAACTGTTGGATCAATCTGATCTCTTAGGTTTTCCGCATTTGATGATTGATCATTGATAAACCCTAGAGCCTGCATCTGCCCTTTTTCATCAACCTTGAATACTTCGAGATCTAAGTTGCCATTCACACTGAAGACTGTGTTTAGTTCTAACATATCAAGTATGATATTTTGATTTTCCTCAAGTGTATATGCAGTCGCATCTTCGTTTTGGTGAAGCTGGTATGTCAAGTCCAGTGAAGCACTAGCAACTGGTAGGGTGTTATTTGCTCGATACTCTACTACATCGTTAAGTTTAGCATCACTATTATTAGTTACTGTGATGTCCCAAGAAGGAGCAAAATCTGAAAAGGTGCTATTCTTCCCTAAGAACCTGTTGTAAGTTGCACAATACTCTTCTTGTTGATCAAAATAGTTTTTATAGTTTGCACTCGATAGAGAGATCATTGACTTCTGTGTTGTGCGAAACTTAGTTATTGGTCGAGACCTTGGAGTACTCTCCTTGATTCTATCAACTATTTGATTTTGAGTTTCCGTCAATCCGCCACGGTCACCATCGTACAAGATGTTTGTATCGTAAAAAGCGTAGTAGGAAGGAGAGAACTTACCCTCAGATAGAAGCTGTCTCCCATACGGAGTTAGCTCGATTTGAATGACTTCCTGCTTTTGATCGAAGAACTTAACCATAATCTAAATATCACCCAATAAGGTTTTAGAAGCCTTCTCTGTTGTCAATACCTGGAAGTCCGCCAACACCTACACCACCAGGCAATCGTTGTTGTACTTCTTCCTGGAGTCTGTCAGCAACAGCTTCTGCTTCTGTATTCTCTCTGTCCAACTCTGGGCGGAAGCCGATCTTGGTGTTTATCTTCCCGAGTTCAATGAGTGAACAATAGTCATAAGGCCAGTTGTAAGTTGGGTCTTCCAAGCGATGCTTGTAGATGTATATGTTTTTAGAGAACTCATCACGATCTCTGAGGATCTGTGCTGTCTGCTCTTCTGACAAGCCCTGACCGATCAATACCTGTCGATAAGCATCGTAAGTAAATGCTGCATCGCCCTCAACCTCTTCTACGATCATCTGAGAGTAATCACCGATGCCTCGCTCCTTGACCTTGAAGACAAGCCACTTGATGTCTGGGAAGAGACCAAGCTTATCAGGGAACTTAGCAACATCTAAAAGATCATAACGTGGGTGACCGCTTCTTTGGGCTCCCAAGTTTAGTTGCTGTTTTAGGACCTCTGGGAACCTTGTTACTTCTTCCTCTACATTGTCACCTGGCATATAGTGATCTACTGCTGCTAGGCTTGTGGAGAACTTAGTTGATAGGTCTGGCATAATGCCCTGCCAGATGTCGGCAAGATCTTGTCTTGTAAGATTTACTTTATGTTCCATCAAATAGACGACTGGAGTTTCTGCCATTGATTCGCCAGAAAGAATGGAGTCATAATCATCGCCACCAAATGGATTGATCAAGTCAGGTATGTTTGGATACCCACGAGGAACCATTCCCAACAACTTAGATGAAAGTGATGGTGGCAAGGAGAACTTAGTGAACTGCTTTCTGAACTGTTTGATCTTTGGACCAAGCTTGTCAGCAGGAGCCTGGAGTGTTATGAGTCTTGGCTTTTGCTCCTTGTCAATGTAGAACGGAAGTGCAAGGATTGCTTCGGACATAGACTTTTCATTGTCTTCCGCAAGTTCGCCGATTCGCTTAGCTTTTGTTGGGTCAAAGCCGCTGCGGATAATCTCATCGGGATCAAAGCCAACCAAGTCAGCCAAAGACCTAACGGTTCTGTTTGCATCCTTGACAAACTTTGGAATCTTGCTTACATACTTGTATGCGACCTCTGTATCTGAAACAGGGGCTGATCCGATTGCCACGTAGTCATATTCTTCACCCTCTCCGTTTGGAATATCTTTGATATAGAGATATGTTCCCTGGTTATTGTTTGGCATCACGCCGTACTGGTGCCACATACCCTGTGTTTCTTGGGTGTATTCACCTGGCGTTACTGAAGAGGAGAACTCATAAATATCTATTGGGTTATCTCTATTTGGGAAGTCCAGAGTTGGGCATTCCCATTTTGGCATAATCACCCACTTGTTTGGATCAAATGATTTATATGTTCCGCCACCATCGATTGGGAACTCGTTACCAATAGTAATGGAAGCGTCGATATCCATTCGGTTTTGCCAAGCACGGTTCCAGCCGTAGTCTGGGCTTGCTGTTGTGGTTACATCGTTTCCATCCCTATCCACAAAGGAGCCAGATGTTACGTCGTAGTAGCTGCCGCTTTCATTAAGGAAGCTGACAAATACTTCACCACGGTCGTTGTTAATAATCTCATCGAGATTGTATTCAGTCTTATCACCGATTGGAATGAATGTGATTCGAGCTACTGAAGGACCGTAATAGTGTGGTGGAGTAAATGGAGCAAACTCACCACGGCTCTTAGGCCAGTCAGAACCTGATGGTAGTTGATCTGGCGTCAAGGAACTCCAAGCAACTGAACCTGTAGCTGTTGGAATACCGAAAGCGTAAGGATTGCTATAGAAGTTGAAGTCTTCTGTTTTGAGAAGACCAATCTCCATCATATATGCTGATCTATTCTCTACAGTGACAGTTCTTACAGGATCATCTGTTTCACCGCCAGCTTTTGGAGGGGAGCCAAACTGAGATACAAACTTGGTCAAGTAGCCGTTTGATCCATATTTGTTTTCCTTCTTTTTGAGGAAGAACTTAGGAACGTTAGCCAAGAAGTTGGATACTGCCTTCTTATACAAAGAATCGTCCAAACTCTTGTTACTTATGGACCCGCTAGCATCCAAAGCCAATAAACTGTTGATGTCAGATAGTACGGTTGGGTTTTCAAAGCCAAGCTTCAAAGCTTCAGCAGGGTCTAGAATAGCTTCAAATGGTAGTCTATCAGCCCAGAAGAACTTGTTTGCGTCGGTGGTTGCCCACTCAGCATTCATAACATTTCTTCTTCCACCTGCTGGGATACTGCCTTCAGAAGTTAGTGAAGTCAATGTACCGCTCAAACAACCTGTTAGAGGATCTGATGAACTTACTGGAACAACTTCAAATTGTGTGTCGTTTCTACCAGATCTTCTGATTGGGTAATCAACAGCGACACCAGACTTGATTGTGTTGTACATAATCCCTGGGGAGTAAAATGGTCTCAAGACTGATCGCCAGGAAGCAGTGTTTGCAGAGTCGGCACCAGTTATGACAGCGTTTGGACCATAGGATGAACTAAACAAAGCTGCCAAGTCCAAAGTTCTATCTACTGGATAGAAACCATTGTATGGCAAAAGTTTGACGACAGCTTCTGAGTTGATCTCAAAGTGCCTTGGGTACTTGTTGAAGATGTAGTTTCTGTCACCTTCGTTTGTTGGCATAAAGTCTTCTAGGAACTCAATGTCGTCAGTTTGTGAGAATCTTTCATAGAAGAATGGGTTTGTGCCATCGAAGTTATTATTGTTTGCTCCCGTAATTTCAAGGGAAGCTGAAATAATAGAGAACAAAGATCCTTGCTGTTCATATTCAGCAATGTGCTCACTGACTCTAAACTCTGGAATGATTGTGTGATCTTTGGCTGCAAGTCTGATGTCTTTTGCAAACTCTTCGTATGTGTTATAGAAAGGATACTGAGCAGTTGCTAGTGCTCCCTTATTTGTTCCATCAACATAGCGACGCTCGATGCCAGCAGTCCAAGCTGGTCGTGTATATGCAGAACCTGGAGAGCGAGGCTCAGGGCGCTCACCGCCAGGACGAGTGGTTGCATCTACGCCACCAGCAAAAGCGACCTGTGTTACGTCGCCACTTGTAATAGCAGTTCCAGTTATCGCTGTGCCATTGATAGCGGTACCAGCAACGTCAGCAACGATTGTCATAGTATCACTGACAGCGCCAGGATCTTGGGCAGTCACGTCGATCTCGGAGTTGAGCTTGCACAAAGTTACTGAGTTGTACACTGCATTGATAACTTCGTTTGTTGTGGACACCCCAAGGACGCCGATCTTATAGTTTGTAGCATCAACTCTCAAAAGAGCGGAGTCTGGAGCGAGTGTCTGATCAAACGTAAAGGTGACCGTAAAGACCCCTGTGCTTATGACAATAGTTTGGGCGTCCAAAATACTTGGTGTGGTTTCTACGGCAGTCAAAGATGCCTGAGCAGCAACTGCTGGGACTGGTATGTCAGCGACAGTAGTAACTGGGACATTGTAAACATACTGAGCAGAGTTGACACTAGATGTTTGATATGAACCTGTTCCGTCTGTGTATGTTGAGTTTGTTATCCCATCATTCACTGTTCCGTAGTGTGTCATCATCAACTCGCCACAAGGCATTGTTGCTGCATCCGCCAACAAAACAGGAGCAGATGCTGTGAGAATAGTGGACAATGATTCTACAGAGTCAGCGTACATATAAGAATCCATAGGCCAGATTGATGCTGATCCTGGTCCTGTAGCTAGCTGGAAGGCTGGATCAAGATCATTGTACGGAGTCTGTTCGGAAGCCTGGACAACATAACCCTGAGAAGTTGTGAATGGAGCTTCAATCCTTGGAAGCTGTCGAACATAAGTTGACTGATTTAGTGGATTGAGAAGATCACTATAATCTGTAAAAGCGCTTACGTCATAACTTGATACACTGGAGTCGTTCTTCCAGAAATCATTTGCAAATGAAAGTCTTGCTCTAGATCCTGACAGATATGTGTAGATCTCTTTTGGATAGATTGTCTCAGAGTATGAGAATACTTTTATTAAGTCTGTTCCGCTAATTGAGCGAGACGCTTCTGGTACAAACTGTTCTCTCAAGATTTCATATGGTCTCTTGATTGTTCCGTAGGAGAACTTGGTCTTCCCTTGGATGAGTCTGTTTAGCTCTCTGTTAGCAAAACCCATCAAGTCGTTGCCGTAGCTGTACTTAAGGCTGACGGTTGTCATCTCGTTGGATGTTTTAGATGGGGTTCCCAAAGGTGTTCTAATCTGGTGGACCAGTGGCTTGTATCTTGAAGTTACTGGTGGCTCTCTGAGAGACACTGAGTAATAGTAGTTTGATACGTTGCCCTTCCTGTCGGTTACCTGGCGGGCTCTGGTTGCGAATGTTCCACGGCTGCCATCAGCGAATGAACGCTCAGCAATGCCTGTACCTGCTTGATTTCCCTCAACTATTTGAGGAAGAAGTTCGTATGTGTTGTTCTTGGTATAGAACTTAGCATATGGATTTTCAGAGTTGCTGATCTGCTTCCAAGGCACGAAGTCACGGTTGTTGCCCCACTTGAACTGACTCTGTAGAGACAAGTTAGCCTCAGTGGCAGAATCAAATGTAGCTTCTGTGACAGGATTTTGGGAAGCAAAAGAAATGTTTTCAGGATATCTTGAACGTAAAGAGATATACTCATCATATACTGTAGAGTTATCAGCGCCAGACAAGTAGGATGTCCACTGTGCTCTGTCGGCAGCAGGAACAGGACGTGTAACGAGAGCATTATCAAAAATACTGGCTGTCACAACTGTCAATGCTGGGAAGGTTTCGCCGATCCTCAACTGCTTCACGCCGTTTCGCTGAACCTTGTGAACAGATGGGATGGTTGTACTTCCGCTTTCATAGCCACCAAAGTCAGAATGGTTTTTCAAATCTTCGTTGTGAGGAAGACGAACAACAATGTTTCTGAATGGTAGCGCATTGTTTGGAGAGAACTGATCCGAGTTAACATCTCTGAACTGTTGTTTAGAATCTTCTTTGGATCCAGGAGCAGAGAACCTGTCCACAATGATAGTTTCGTTTGTTCTTCTCGAAGCTACTTGTCTTGGAGCAGGGTAATCTGCGGAACCTGTTAGACCAGCACTACGACGAGCAGGTGTTGTTATGAAAGCACTTGGTGCAGTGTAGTTGTAGTTTTCATTTGTGAAAACAAAGTCCATGTTTGTCTGGGACCTGTCATTACCCTGCACAACTTCATAATATTTTGAGTAGTTACCAACTTCTCTTACACCTTGATCATCCGTGTGACCAGAAGTTACGGTCTTGATGTTTTGGATGTTTACCGGCGATTTCGAAGCCAAGCCTCTTAGGTATTGACCTTTAGGAGTATTTTCGACGGTAAGAGTTGTTATTGAACCAGTGCCCGAGGTGATTGATAAACTATATTCCTCGGCTCTATCTGTTGTTCTAAATGGTGCAATGTGCCTTGCTTGGATACCACCTACCCAGCGCTCTGTGAAGGGACCCTGCATTGGCACACTGTGACGGTAAGGATGTACCGAATCTTCGTGGATATTTGTAAGACTGATACCTGTAAGACCGTCGGCAATAAGTGAGGCATTGTAACCAGTTGTGACACTGGAACTCAACGCTGTGAATGGAGTTACAAGGTTGCCCTTGTAGTTTACGCCATCCTTTGTGGCACGGAAAGCAATCTTCCTCTTTTCGTTTGGTACGAACTCGTCACTGCAATCTTCTAGAGATTCGAATCTATCAAAAGTTAGATCCCTAAGTCTTCTCTTTTTGCTGAGGTCTTGGTTGGTGCCACCATAATATGGAGGAAGGATCTTGGCTGACAAACATACGACAGAGTTAAAGTTATGATCTGTGTTTGCTGGGTCGTTGCTTCCAACATCTCTTGAGAGAGCGTTTAAGACAGCGTTTCTTGTTACTAGGACTCCGCCTGTTGCTTCAAGAGGTGAGACGTTTCTCTCTGCACGGGTTCTCCACCAAGTACAGTTTTCATCTTCACGTCCTGAAACAGGGTGGTGATTCTTGCCCCAACCAACAGCATCCAAACAGACGCTGCCTCTGGTTGCACCTAGGATTCCGCCGCCACCGCCTGGGTGTCTGTCTCTGAGTATAGAGACCTTATGCCTGATCTTTGGTCGCTCAAGTACGTGATTTTCCACAACTTTGCGGACATCACTAGCGTGGCGAGCAGATTCTGGGAAGAACTCCTCAATAACTTGGTTCATTGAAGTGTCTAGCCACTTATAGTAGTCAACGTACTTCTCTAGGTCAGGGATATCATTCTTTACTTTTCTAAAGAATATTTCTCTTACTTTTTCCATTCGCTTGTAGTCTAAGCGATACTTGTTTACTGGCTCACCGATTAAGTTATTGAAGTCTTCAATACTAGCAAAGAGTTCTAGCATCCTGTTTGAGATGCTTCGATACATACTTCTTTCTACAGCAAAGTAGAAAGTCTCTGGTCGTGTGTAGATTCCAAAGGTGTTCTCGTCAGCACTAAGAGCCTTGACCATCTCTTCGCCGCCAACATACTCAGGAACCTGAAGTTTGTCAACATAAACGTAAGCTTTTCTTACGGGAGTGAAGTTGGCACTGAAGAAGTCACCACGACCTGTGTGTTGTCGTAAGTTAAAGTTACTGAATGTGCTCCCTTGGTATTCGGCAGGATAATCGCCAGCGGCTGAACCTGAGGAGAAGTCAGAGACTGTAAATCTACCAGAAGCGTCACTGCCTGTGATGTTTGCAAAATCCCAGTTGAGAGCTAATGTTTGAATCTCTGGAATATAAACTCCAGGATTGTTTGCTTGGAATGAATACGCATTTTGAGATGGTCGGAGGCGACCGTAAGTATCTGTTTCCTTAGCTTGTAGATCTAAAGTACCTGTTGGAAGGTAGTCAGACCAGAATCGGATACTTGATGCTCGAACATCAGTGTTGTTGACCACACTGCCAGTGAAGTTTGTTCTGTGAGCGCCAGCGTAGATTCTCTTGTTTGATTTTACAATCGCAGAACCGTCGTTATAAGAAACAGGTGCGGAAGCCAAAAAGCTGTTTCGCTTTATCCCAGTATCGTAGTTGACGCCGTATAGTTCTAGTGTATATCCGTCTGATGCTACAGAAGCGCCATTGATGCCATCATTGAATGGGTACTTCTTGGGACGCAAAGAAAGTGTCAAGTTCCACTTTTGGTTATCATATACATCGTTGAATATCGAACTTGTTAGAAGTGTTGTACCAGCACGATCCTGTACGAGGAAGTAACCATCACGGACAAGATAATCAGGCTGATAGACTTTTGCATACTCGCCTGGAGACCTTATAAGGAAAATCTGAAGACCATGGTCATTGCCAGCAGTTTCCCAAGTTAAGTCAGTTGATGTCTGGTCTGTATCTAGTGGTGTGTGGAAACCCATAATAGAAGATGTCAAAACTCTTGGCATATCGTATGGCAAAAGTTGAGGATTGTCTTTATTTGGGAAGACTACTTCACCCTGCAATGAAAAAGCAAACTCTTCAATATCAGAGGAGCCAGTTATGAAACCTCTTGAGTTAGCGTTTCCAGACTCTGGATACTGATAAACAGTTGCTTCGTCGTCAGCTTGTTGTAGCAGACCTGTGAAGTCAGCAAACTTCTTAGTACTTGTTGTGGAAAGATAGTTGCTCTTGATCTCAAAGTCTGAGTTGTCTGGATATGTGTTTAGAGCTATAATCTCTTCACTTACACCTAAACACCTAATGAAGTTTCTTATTGATTTTTCTGTGCCCTTGGACTTGAGAATAAAGGCAAGGTTGTTGTAGATGTTCTTATAGATCGAGTTCTTAACTTCAACAAGCCTGTTGTCAAAGTTTATCTGCTCGTCTCTTTGTAAAAACTGCTGCAATGTTCCAGCGTTTTGGAAGAACTCTGGCATCTCAAGACCCATAGACTCGACAAGTCTGTCATTGTATGGGTATTCATTTATTGAAGAGTCTAAGCTGCCGCTAATGTATTTTACGTGTTTTAGGCTCTTGAGTGCTGTGAGTTGATTATAAAGAGTATCAAAATAGCTTGCAATGATCTGTGTTACGTTCGCAAGCTCATTAGCACCCTGTTCCTCAGTCTCGATAATCCAGTTAGGGAAGTGATTCAATAATCTTGCATTATTATTGTAGTCGTAGTTACTACCAGACAAAATGTATCTAGAGCGAGTGGTGCTATAAACTGGATTAGTTGTTCTGACGATTGGGTCGCCGATCTCAACAACTGACTCTAAGTTGAGTGAGTTAATGGCTGAGCCTGTGTCCCTACTCCTTGTTGAATCGTACCCTACAAACAAACCGTTGGACAGACGCCCTGAGTAATCTAAACAAACTTGATCGATGCTATCTGTTTGTGTGATGCCCTCATTAAACTTAAGATATACACCTAGAGAGACGTTAGCATCATATGAATCGGTTCCACCACCAACATTGTCAAACCAGTATCTGCCGATCTGCTCGTCGTTTCGATTTGCCTTCCAAAACCTGAACTCGTCAACGGAGCCAGAAAGTTTACCGTAGCCCTGAGCCGCACCTGGAAGCCCTGAGACATCAGTTCTTAGAGCGCCGATGTTACCGATCATTGAGCCAGTTACGAGGCCTATGTCACCGACTGCGCCACCAATACCTGTTTCTACGCAAGTTCCGTTGACGAAAAAGTCGATTGTTGGGGAGGACCCAGAAGTATTGAAGACAAAGGAGAAGTTTCTGAATGTTCCGTCAGAAATAGTCTGACCACCAGCAGACGGTACCTGAACGTTTGTGAAGCCATTTGAGCCTGACTTCATAGTAACATAGAATCGGTCTTCAGATCCTGATACAAGTTCTATTCTTAGCCGACCATAATCTGCTGCTGTTGTAGCAGACCCGTTCCAAAGATCGAAAACTACTTGTCTTTCGGATTCAGTAGAAGAGTCAATCAAGTCATTTTTACGAAGGAAGAACTCTACTGTGTTTCCATAAGTTCCACCGAACTCCAGGTTTGAAGTTCTATTTTTTGCTTCGTTGTAAATAGATCCTGAGTGTGGTCCGCCCTTGATCTGAATATATTCTGCGGAGGCAGAGTAATAACCTGAAGGGTTGGTGGTTATTGCTCCATAGTCTGAACCTAGTGTCACAAAACCAGTTGAGGTTGGGTATATGTCTTCTAAAACATATTTCTCTAGTGGATTTATCTTATTGTAAAATTCTACCCTTTCAAGATTTGATCCGTCATAGGGATAGTAGTTTGCAATGTAATCAAAAGCATTTCTATAATACTCTTCCGCTGAGCCAAATCTTACAAAGTTCTCAGGGTCTGAATAATCTACAGGGGGAAGAAAATAATCACGCTTTTCTACCGCTTGTTGAAGGTGTTCGGCGGACTCTATTCCGTCTCCAAGAGAATCTGGAGAACCAAGCTTTAAGAATTTTCCAACAGTAACGATTTGTTTGTTATTGTCAAATAGTTTTTTTACGCTCATTTATCTTCTTCTTTTATCTTGAACTTGAACACCTCAGGTTGTTCTTTGTACTTACCCTGTAAATAGTATGCAAATGTAATTCCATATGCATACCCTGGCTCTAAACAGGAAGTATCAAGTTCAAAATAACTGCCGCTCACATCATAAGACAATCTACTAAAGTTATTATTAGCACTTCCAGTGCCGTATGGGATAACTTCTAGGTTGTCAACAACACGATGTATTCGGAAGTAAGAATCTTCTACAATGCTTGGCATTGTTTCAGCAGTAGCAACTGTATAAATGTTGGGCTGCCAGTTTTTCTTTCTAGCAAAAACTCTAATAGTTGGCTTCTGCCCTTGAGTATAAGAGTCTTCAAGATTTGTCACTGAGGTGATGTATTCTTCTGAATAGAGATTGTCAGAAGTATCTATCTGTCTTGGTTCATAAGAGCCTGTATAGAAGTTTATTCTTGCTGCCCCTGATCCTGTGTGCCAGACATCAAAGGTAGGATCGAATGAACTGGTTGAAGCGAACGAAGCTGTATAAATACCTGTTACAGCAACGCCATTCTCAACTAACCTCTTAGCCTTAACACTTGTGACTGATGTTCCATTTTTATCAACAACTGACAAAGCATTGCCTGCTGGCGTTGTGCTTCCAGAATAAATCTCAACAGATAAGCTATGATTGTCAAGACCTGGGATTTCTTTTAGTTGTCCCCTCACGACGTTGTAAAGGAATAAGGTGTTCAAGTTATCTTCTGAACTTGCGATGCTACTGCTAAGAGTAAAGTTACCTCGGTTATCTCGTCTTGTAGAGTCCCACCTTGCCTCAAGAGTTGGTCTATAGTGAAAGTATTCACTTGTTCTTGAGAAGAACCTCTTAGTATAAAATGAGTTAGAGCTAGATACTGCTGTGTCTTGGAACTTGATCAAGAAACCATAGTTCTGATCTGTTCCGTCAACCCACCTTGTTACTGGATCTGTAACATCAAGTGATAAGTTCTCAAGACCTGTATCGAAGTAGAATGTTTTTTGTGTTGCCCCAGCAGCAAGGTAGTCGCCACCTGCCTTAGTCCAGTCATTTCCTGAACTTTTCTTAATCCAGTTGGAAACGCCTAGGTCTGTGTAGTTTTCCATATCCAAGCCACGACCTTCGGTCCAGGCTCCTGCTAGAGAATAAACATCAAGTGTATAATCTAAAGGAGTGCTGTCACCGTGTGGAGCATTATAAAGATTCAAGTGAAACTTTATCTGACTTACATCAGATGGCAAGTCGCCAGATGCCATATCAGAAATGATATCTGAGACTGGGAACTGAATGAGGATCCTGCTCTGTTCGGCAGCATTAGCGTTTGCTTCTGTTTCTCCTGCCGAAAGTTCATCATTTGTTTGTCCGTGAATGACAAAAGCTTCTAGAATATCAGAAGCACCCATATTAGACCCAGTGCCTCTTGTCAAGAGATTATCTTTAAAAGCGTTTGTGATAGTGTTATCTTTTGAAGCGTAGTATTTCTTTATGCCCATTTTAGATCACAGCCCCCGCAATATCAGTGTCTGGAAGCAATACTTCAACAGCAGCATCTTCGGGGACAATCAAAAATCTTCCATCATCAGAAAGATTTGAATCGATATCAAACACGTAGTTGCTGTAAAGACCACCGAACTTATTTACTAGTTCTACCTCAGTTGTGTCAACAACTCCAGGCACTTCGTTTAATAGCTTGTATATCTCAGAGATATAAATAGCTTCACCAATATTGAACTTGATGTTGATGTATTCGTCTTTTAGTTTTTGTACACAGGCTTCCAAAAGCTCGTACCTATTGACATCTAGTTCAGGAAGAACTTTGAAGCGTATTCCTATATTTATCACTTTACCGTTCAGCACATCTATAGTATCGTTGATCATTCTGTATTTGTTTAGCCAAACAGCAGTATTCTCTCTCAAGGACTGATTTGGTTCTGTAAGGTCGCCATTTGCATTTTCTGACAAAAGGTAAACATTGAGGTTTCTCTTGAGGGAGTCTACATCTCTGACGACATTTGCTCGCTTGACTTTACCGAACTTAGATGGCATCCTATAAATAAGATTGATATAATCTACTCTAGTGACCGCACGGTTCTGAGATGCGAAAGTTCCAAAAGCTCGCTCTCTAACTTCTTCTGCTGTTGGGACAGAAGTGTCACCAAGGATTGGATCCTCATTGACAACCTCTATAGATGAGATAACGTTAACAACTTCTCCTGGATCTAGGGTTGTTTGATCCCTAAAAGAAAACAGGGGAGATATCACCTCGCTTAAGCCGTTCACAGAAAGATTGATAGTATCCGATGTGTTGGCGGTATACTCAATGGTTAGAGTTGTGTTTGTTGGGACAACACCAAACTTATCAGTACTGATTAGATTTGTTGGATCAAAAGTCTGATCTGTAATATAAGTTCTTCCGCTAACATCAAGAATGACATCAGAAGGATCGGCGACTACATCAGTAGTGATATTTTCCTCTGAGCCGTATCCAAACTGAACAAAGGTGTCGCCCTCTACTGTGAACTCTGTAATAAATCTTCTTGGCACAGGGCGCAGCTTCATTATGAATGGTACAACCTGGCGATCGTCAGAAGTATTTTGGAACTCTTGCACAATAACATCCTGTGTCAAGTAGTCAACCTGATAGTATTCATTTCCTTGGCTGTCTTTTATTGACAAGACTTCTGAGATATTATCATCGTCAACTCTCAATCTTAGGAATCTTTGATAATCATCTACGGTTACTGTTTGTTGCCTTCTTTGCCCAGAAATGACTTGACCAAAAGCCTTGATAGCAAAATAAGTTGGGTTACCAGTCGAGTCATCTACACGAGCGACAGTCACCTGGTTGTTGGGATCTGTAAAGTCAACGTTCTCAGCAAGAGTGAAAACAGCGCCGCCATTTGATGATACAAGACTACCTCGCTGAAGAATTGGGAAATAGTCTAGATCAGGACCTCTAGAGTTGACATCTGCGGGAACAATAATGTAAAAAGCAGCTTGTCCTGAGGATGTCGCTGCGCCTGGTGTTTTATATCCGAGAGTGTTTGACAGACGATTTACACTATCATATGTTATAGCACTGTCAAGAAAACTTTCGTTAGCTTGGAAATCAGCATAGAATGAAAGCTGATCGCCGACATATGCCACCATATCCAACATCATAGCACCGAAAGATGCTTCACTGAAATCTTTGAAAGTTGTTGGATAATATCTCTGAGCGTAGTTCTCTAAGTCGTTCTTTATGGACTCGAAATCTCTACTGGTATAGTTTATTGGTCTTTTAGCCATTTATAGATCCTCGTCCATTAAGTAGTTATGGTTGACGTTATTATTAGCTCGTCATCTTGATCTAGTGGCAAGATGTTATACTTTATTACTGTTCTTACCTCGTTGAATGAAATATTTGGATCTTCATCTGATGTTATAAAGTCTATAGCCACGAGGTTTATCATTGGCATATATGTTTGGGTTTGCTCTGTAATCCTATGGACCAACTCGTCCAAAACTTCACCACTTACATTTTCAAACAAAAAACCGTATAACCCAACACCGAAGTCAGGAATCATTATTCTTTCACCTGGCATAGTGAGGATCAAGTTCTTGAAGTTTTGCTTTATTGTCTCCCCAAGAGTCCTGTTTAGACGGTACGGTCCATCAATCACATCATAGGAGAGTGGTAGCTTTGGGGATATGCCTTGTCTTTTTGTCATAGTCTAAGTATGTTTTCTAATTCATTTTTTTCTTGTAACAGGTCTTGTCTAAATATTATCGATACATAAGCAGAAGTGACTGCTCTTGTGATTCTCAGTATAATATTCTCAACACTGGAGTGGTTAAATCCTGATCTATCGTCAAAATCATTTGAAATATAGTTTTCAAAAAACTGACTATATGCATTTTGTAGCAATGGTACATCCTCTTCGCTGAGAGAAAACCAGCTAAGTCTAGATAAAAGAACCTGCTCAAGTGGAGCAACAGACCCATCAAGAACTGCTGTGACAAAATCTGTCAATATTTCATAATCATATGTCTCTGGACGTAATCTATTGATCTGAGAAACGATATTATTTTTTTGTCTGAAGCCTTCTGGTGTTGTTTCATCAATACCAGGTAAACGATCAAGCTGTGCAGCAATAACCTCTAAATTATTACTGATCCTCTGTTGATAAATTGATTGAATATATTGCAAGTGTTGTTCAAAAGTTTCTGCGTCTATACCTGTCTGGATGGATAATACTCTCAACCTAGTACTGACCTCTGAAGTAGAGTAAAAAGTTCTATCGATAAAAATCCCCTGAGACCTGGAGACGGTAGTGTATGGGAATCCAATATGCCTAGAGGAGTATTTTGTTATCTCCTGTTCGGCTATTGATGATAGTATTGCGTCGTCTGCATTGGCGATTTCGACTAAGCTTCGCATATGCCCAGACTTGAAGTTTCTCACAATATTTATCAGGCTATCATAGGTTATCAAGTATTGACCGATCATAAATCCGATTGGGAAATAATAAGCACCATAATAGAAACCCTCTTCAGTTGGTTCACCATCCTGATCGAGGAGTACGTTTGTTACAAAGTTTTGTACTCTTTCTATTTGTTGTTGTCCCGTAATTCCATAAATATCATAAGTCTGATCGTTTGTCACAGTCTGAAATCCTTCTAAGATCCTCTCATAGAAAGTCTTTATTAGACCCTGATAACGATTTCTTGTTGTAGACCTAGAGTACGGGGAGGTATTCAGAGAACTGTACACACTATCAGAAACACTATCTAACATTGAAGAGTAAACTTTTTCTACCAAGCTTTTGATATATTCCTTTGGTGTTCTTGTGTTTAGTTCTTCAAGTCTGTTATCAGGGTTATCAACATATACTCTCTTTAGGACGTCAGAGTATTCAAACATAATGTTTGACAAACCTCTAGAGTCTAAGTCGTCATATACCTTTCTAAACAAGTAATCAACAACTAGTTTTTTTGTTCCGAAACTATTCCAGTGAGGATATGCAGAAGCCATCGAAACTGTGTTCATAAAGAACCTTTGCAATCGAGCCTGGATCGACAGGACTATAGCATTGGCAATAGCAACCTCTTTGTTTGTGACACAGTTTTCATCATTAGGCTGATATAGTGGTCGATTTGTTCCTCTAAGATACTGTTTCATCCTTGATTTACCCTGATCATTTGCGAATGAAAAATCGATTTGCTGGTCAATATATTGTGTAGGGTTGGAAACAGATAGCGACTCTGATTCTACATTAGGAACGTTGACACCGCCACCACCGACAATCGGGAAGCGATATAAAAAACCAAACATAGCATTGTCAATTATCTGAGATATGAGTGCGTCATTCCTAGATGGCATTATAATCTGTCGTCGAGGTCCTTCTGTTATTTGACCGCCCAAGAGTGATGGTCCAATACTTGTTGCCATCTTGTAATAATCAACAGACTGCTGATTTGGTTCGACATCTCCTGGTGATGGGGTATATTGGGCTATTACTTTTCTCTCTTTTGTTCCGTCGGGATTCTTAACGATCCTGGTTATCTGAACACCATCATTATTTAGGTTTTCAATTGACATCGATGTTTTTGCGTTGCTGGTCTGATCATCATCGATCCACTGATCAGGTTGAAAAGATTTCTGAGATGCTTTCAAATATGCATTCAAAGTATCGTACAGCGTATCCCACCTTGTTGTTTGTGCGCCTTCTTCATTAGGGTTTGGAACTGGAACATCTGCAAGCGATGACCTAAGTGTCTGAGGTGCTGTTCTCAAAGCGTAGGATGATTCAAAATCTTTACGTCGTGCGCTAACGTTATCCAGAGGTCCCAACCACCACCAAGAACTGTTATCGTCAATAGTAGCAGGAGCAGGATATGGCAATAAGACTGGTGATCTTTCTGGTCGAGTCAAATACCTGTTAGATGATGGCGCTGTATATAAAAACCCTTCTTCATCTGTAGCACGGTTGATTTGTGCTGCCATTATTTTTGTGGATATAATATTCCTAATTGTGTAATAAAGATCTTTTCCAAACATTGTGAGGTATAAGTTATAAACTTCTGAAGAGTCATTGTCAATCTCTTCTCCCCACAATTCTGACCACCACTCAGTCAATGAGTTCCATAAAGCATTTGAAATGGTAGCAATGAACTCCAGCAACTCTTCGTACTGCTTCATTATTGGGAGATCATTCAGCAAATCTTGCAATCCTTGTAGGATATTATCTAAATCCTTCAGCCAATCACAAAGAGCGTTTATCTTGTTTATTTTGTCTTCCGCAATACTTGCATATTGTGCTTCAAGTTGATCAGGACTAATCCTGAAACCTAATCTTTCTAATCCAAGGTCGGGTTCCAAACTGGAACAGTAAGCATCAAGAGGAGAAATATTAAGCTGGGCTATGTCTTCAATATTTTCATCTCTCATGGCATCGCCGAGAGCAATAAAAAAGTCTTTGATCTTATTTTTTGTAAACTCAAAAGACCCATAAACATTAGGATCGATTGTTCTTGTAATGATTTCTTCATTACCATTTGGATTAAGATCGCTGTTTATTGGGAAAGTTATGACACCATCTGTTACAGTCTCCAAAATAAGCTCATAAAGAACATTGTCAGCAGATCCAAAGATAAGTTGATCTAGTTCTCTTGGTGTACACATATTAGAAACATCAGATATAAAAGTCATTAGTTGATTGCTAGTCGGATCTGTCTTTGTTACTTGTTCCGTTCCGCCTACGTCTGATCTTGAGACATTTACAAGGTCAACACTTTTTGCTATATCGATCAGGTCTAAGTCTTCAACGTATTCATTTAGGTCTAAGATACCATACTTCAAGTCTCTCATCGCATCGTTGAGTGTATCTGACCTATTGTTATTTGGACCGCACCCTAAAGCTGCTTTTATGACATCTTTACCAATGCCCACAGCAACAGATTTAAGATAAGCAGATACGATCTTGATGATAAGTTGTTCGTATAGATCTGTATCTTTTGAGAATATAGTATCGTAAGTACCCTTCCAGCCCTTAGGAACTTTTAGTTGTATCTTTACTGGGGCTGGAGCTTTAGCTGCTGGGGTGGCTCCTGACGACTTCTTAGTTGGATTCATATCTCCTGGGTCAAGGAAAGATGTTTCTATGACATTGCCAAGAACATCCAAACTACAAAATATCTGCTCATTGATTTGCTTCTCTATATCACGAATAAAAAGCTGTGGGTTTTCTTCTGCACGAATAGCTTGTGTTAGATAAGCTCTTGTTACAGAATCTTTAACCACCTCATCCCGTAAAAGAAGTATCGCTTCCCTGATCTTACCTCGTATTGATATCTTTGAATCCATCAAAGACCAGATCTTCATAACATCTTTCAGAGCCTGGGCTTGTCCTGTGTCACAATCAAGGCTTGTTATGGCTCGTCCAATCTGGTAATATGGATTTCTACTTGAGTTGATACGACGATAGAAATCTTCTATGTCTTTGCCCTCTTTGGCAAGCTCAGAAACCTTTGTGAATATATTCTTTCTTCTATTGCGCCTTGCATTAGCTCTTGAGTTGGCAGCCTTCTGTCTTATCTTCTCAGCAGACAGTTCGATCGAGGGGAAGAGATAATCACTAAAAAAATCAACCCAAGGCTTTAGGTTGTCTTCATCCACAATGCTATAATCATTGTAGATTTTTTGACTATTAGCTACTGCGCTAAATGTTGTTGGAGTTGAATCCGAGAAGGTGTTGAGTATCTTTTGTGCCTTATTATTTTCTTCTTCCTCGTTTTCTGGGTAAAAATCCTTATTGCCAACACCTCTGGTCATAAGGTAGCCGTTATATGTAAAGTATTCCATATTGTAGGCGTTGGTGAAAGAAAACTCTATAATATCCTCATCGTCAAGGCGGACCTTGTTATAAACACAAGCAAGAGCCAAGTCATCCAAAAACCCGTCTAGGATACCGACTTCTCTATCTAAATCAATGCCTTGTAGGTCTTCTGGGGCTATACCCTCTTCATCTAACTGCTTTGCATAAATCGAAAATGTTCTCGTTACTCTTGGGAGATGTATTACTAGATTCTCTGCTTTTATCACGCTTTTTATAGAGGACTTGTTCTTTTCTGGGTCTAATAAAACCCTTGCTCTTTCGAGGGGAGTTAGTTCAAACTCATCATAAGAAACAAAGACATCATTGTTCTCTGGTACATCTTCTACTGCGCTCCTTGGGATACGGACAGCATATATCCACCTTGAACCTGGTCTAACATCTAGATGGGATAAGAAGTTTATTTTACCTTCTTCCGCTGGTTCGCCGATCCCTAGTGACAAGATCCTACTCAAGTTTGCTTGAGAAAAGCGACCAGTGTATTTCAATATTTCACTAACACCGTTTGTTATAGCAGCTATCATCTCTTGACCAGCATTTTCACGACCTTGCTGAGTCCAGTATCCCTGATCAAACAATTGACTTGATGCCAAGTCTGTTCTTTCTGTGTAGTAGAACTTGTCATCTACGCTGTTATAGTATATTTTGTTTGTTTCCGTCCCTGGTTCACAGTTTGCTCGCCAGTCATATATGTCAACATTCTCATCATTATTGACATATGAAGACGCCACCACTGACAAAGACAACTTCTCAACACTCTGATAGTCATCAAGCGAAGGAATCTGTTCAACACCTATAGACTTATAGATGAGTTTTCTGTACTCTGACGAATGGAAAGGCAAAATAGCAATAAGCTTTGTGTGAGCAGTCTGTATAGACGTACTGTTTATATTCTCTGGAAGTATTGCAGTTGGAGATGAGTTAGTAGTGTATTGATTCAGTTGGTCCTTTTCGTCCAACTTCGAAACTAACTGCTTCAGTTTATCATTTGCAATCTCATCACCTATTAACTCTAGAGATACCGCATCCTCGGTCTCGATTAAGTTGCAGTTCTGTGGGTATAAAAATGAATAGGCTCTTAGATCCTGGGCTGTTACAGTTAGGTTTGGGGTGTTTTTTTCTATCCCCAAAGCTTGAAGCTCTTGGACTGAAAGGTTTAGGACCTTATTTTGCGGAAGAAAGTTGAAAGAGGAGAGGTAGTACTCGTGAATAGAACTTATAACAAACAAGTTTCTCTTACTTGAAACAAAGTCGTATTCGATATCTTCCGAAACGTAAGGATTGATAATGTTTTTTTGTTGTCTGTTTATACTCATATGTCTAGTTCACGTTGTTGTACTTACTTCTAAAGTCGAAAGCTGGCTGTATAAAGGCTCTAGCAAGTTTTATCGATGGCTCATCAGTTGGTGCTCCGATATTGTATTTAAATAGAGCAGAGTTAAAAGAGTGAGCAGCAACTTGACCAACTAGTTTAATACCATCTGTTCCAAGTATCCTTATTAGTTCTGGAACTGATGATGCCATATATGGATTTGGCAATGTTATGGACAAGTGCCTCATTTGTAGTTTGAATATAAAGATTATAAACTCAAACAACTCCTTGTGCATTTCGTGCATCTCTAACAAAGCTTTCTGGAGGTCGTTACCCTTGACCATAGGCTGTAAGTCTTTGTCATTGTTTCCTGCTATCAAGTCAATACCAGGCATATCATCACCTACCCAAAATCCAGAACCACCTGAATACTTGTCGGAGCCTGTTACAATCTTGATTCCTTTTCGACCAACAAGTCGAACCGAGTCTGCCTTGACAACAATAGCAGATTCATTTATTACTTTTCCGACTTTGCCATCAGCTAGATTGAAATACTCTTCTGAGTCAATGTCTTTTGCTTGCTGAGTGATGTAGATTCTTGCTGCATCTAAGTTTGTATTTGGATCAGTTGCAACTTCATTATTGTTTTCGTCTGTTTCTTTTGCGGTTACACCGCTTAGACCAGCAACCAGATCAATCCTTGCAGCGCCAGACTTTTTGCCATCGGCTCCCCAGCCAGTATTCTTACCTCCTGGTTTATCCTTTCCGAAAGTAATGAAAGCATTCGTTTCGCCAGATAAGACTGTCTCATTCTTTGCTGTGTTTAGTCTTGGCTTAGCCTCTACCATAGGAGTGTTGCCGTGACCAGACTTTAATTTATCTACTGTACCAGGGTTTTCCCTGAGTTGTCTCTGCTTATTCTTTGATAAGTTTTGCTTTAGAATAGTAGGCTTTCTAGGCATTATTTTTTCTCAAACTTCTTGTAAAAGAAATCTTCCACTGGGTCAACTGCCCCGCCAGTTATGACATCATTAACAGTTTTCCAGTTTTTATTATTCTCATATATGACTTCAAAGTGCAAATGAAAAGGAACAGACTCTCTTCTTCCTGGACCAACAGTGTTTCCTGATAGACCTATCTGACTTCCTCTCTTTACTGATTTTCCGTTAGGTACAGAAAAGCTTGCCAAGTGTGCATAAAGAGTATAAAAAACACTGCCCAACGTTGGGGCAATGTAAGCGGTATGTTTAATCACAACAACATTGCCATATCCATTTATAACCCCTGTCCACACTTCCCCATCTAAAGCTGCCTTAACTGGAACACTCCCAGGTTGACCATTTTTAAAAGTTCTGAGGTCTATGCCCTTGTGAGCATCGCTTGAGTTATTTCTTGTTGGGAATCCTGAGTTTATTGTTCCTATTTGTGCGAGCCTAGCGACAGGATCTTGAATCGTGTCAGGTGCTCTTTTTCCTGTTATTGGACTCTTAGGCCAGACTCCCTTTGGAGGGTTTGGAACTTCTTTATCAGAAATCTTTATTCTTCTTCCGTCACTGCCAACAGATATAGAACACTCTCCTAAAGTTGTTCTCTCAGTTCCCCCCTGTTTTGGTATTTCAACAGAACAGTTCTGAGAAAACTGATCAAGAGTAGCATCTGGATCGATTACCTTCTCTATGGTTCCAGCAATATCTGAAGTATGTAGAGTGGCATTGTTATCGATTCTTATTCTTACGACAGCACCAGGATTAAGAGTCTGGTCTGCTCCCAAGAGTACAAACTTTGGAAAGTCAAGATCCATAATATTATCTTCTGCATTCTTCACATCAGGATAACAAAATGTTCTATGATCACTGATCATTCGGCACATATAAACGCCGACTTCACCCTCTTTATATTCTCCAGAAAATCTTGTTTTGTCCCACCAACCTGGTGTTAGTGGAAGGTGTTTTAAGATCTGTGCAGTTGGTCCAGTATTATTTTCATATTTGCCCGTTTGTCGGAGAAACGCCGTGGACATTCTGCTCATAAGAGACTGACCATCGTCTCTACCAAGAGAGTAATGGTTACCTCTTAATTCTACAGGTTCAGTACTATCACTTGTCTTGTCGAATATTATTGACATATTCTACTCCTTGTTTAGGAGATCAAACAACTGGTTCTTGTCTTCTTCGCTCAAACCTTCTTGCTTAGATACTGTTTCCTTTTTGTAGACCAGAGTAGCTAGCTTGACTAACTGCTCATTACTTCTCTGCAATGTCTCAACGAATTTAGCAGCAACGGGACCACTATCAGAGTAGCGATCCTGGGATACTGACATATGTTCTTGTAAGTTGGCTAGCAAGTCTTCTGTGACTTGTCTATCTTTGTTTATGTTATCAAGTGCTTGCTCGATGAGAGATTCTAGATTCTTTTTCATACAGTAAGTAGGAGGTTACTTTATTTCTCCCTCATTCCACTTACTCTTGAAGGTTCTGTATTTTTCTCTCATTTTGTTGAGACAGCTAACGATCTGCTTGGTGTTCAACCCTGTGATCTCTCTCATATACAAGTAGATGGCTTTCTTGTTGAAGATCTCAATCTGATCTACATTGTTCATAAGAGTCAGGATAGCGTCTAGAACTTTTTGCTCATTTGGCTTGAGGTTTGGGTTTTCCCAGCTTTTTATTTCTACCAGCAAAAACGTCCAGAACTCACGCTCTTCTTGTTCGTCGAAAAGGTCTTCGTTATCATCAGAGGAAACCGCTTCGATCTCACGGATCATTGAGTCGTATTCGATCTCTCGGCGGTTCTTCTTTGTTTGTTGCTTTGCTTTGTGGGTAAACCAGTTTTTGGTTACCACTGAGAAGTATGAGAAAGCTTTGGTACCCTGTGATGGGTCAAACTTCCCTAGGATGGTTGTGAGCCAAACTTTGCAATCTTCCTTTAGGACATCAATATTTTCAAGGGACGTAAACTTATAAGTGTAAACAATCTTTGTGACTAACTCATTGAAAGCTGGCTGGATATGTTCGATGTACAACTGGGTTCTGATATTGAGATTATCAGTCGCACAGTAATCGATGATTGCTTGCTCCGTCTCCTTTGTAAAATAGTGATTCTTTTTGGACGATCGCTTAGGCATCATCTTCTCCATATATTAGATTCTGATTTATTTCTATAAAGTCACCAACATCACCGCTCAGTTGTTTTGTGTGATCAAGAAGAGATTTCAGAGTCTGATCACCATAAAAGGTTTCCAGCCCATATACTCTTGTTAGATGCTCTTTGAATGAATCAACTGATTCGTAGAGGCTTGTCATATCCTCTGTTGTTAATCTTATAAACTTTATTAGGTTCCGACAATACCAGATAAGGGCAACATTCAGCAAACCTGAAACTATCAAAAGCGACGTGATCAGCACATTATCCATCCTTCTTTCTCTCTTTTGATAAAGCTTTCTTGGTTTTCTCTAGTTCTTGCCTGCCCTCATCGATTGCCTTATTCACTTCGTATCCAACCTTATTTTTAGCTGTAGAGTTGGATGACTTTACAGAAATATTTATCTTGTTCCCAAGATGTCTTTGTATGGAGTCTGATCCGCAATATAAACAGACAATACCTTTTTCACCATAACTGTGGCGAAGTTCAAATTCTTTTTCGCACTCACCGCAGATATAGTGATAAAGAGGCATTTATTCTACTTCGAACTTATTCTTTGTTACTTCTTGTTCCGCATTAGCAGACACAGTTGGGGCGTTCAAAACGTAAACTAGATCATTCTCTACACTAAGGTCCCAGTCAGCCAATAGTTCTGTAATATCTACTTGTTCTGCTAGGCACTTTTGAAGTGTCATCAAGAGAGCGCCTACTGCTTGTTGTGATAATTTCATTTACTTTCTCCTCTTTATGTTTTTATTATATTCAAATATCAAAATAATGTTTAGTTTTATCTATTGTCTTTGCGATTGCCGAGATGAAATGCTGTAGCTTTTGGATTGAACGAGATAGGGAAACCACAATCCCGAATAGCCATACTCCACATAACATCTGGGCAAAGTTGGAATAAACCAAATGGTTCAATCTTTTCTAAAACCTCCCTATGAACAACACATATTCCCACATATGCTGTGTTTGATTGTTCTACTTCCCCTGTATCTACGTCATATTCAAGACCTCTATGGGGCAAGCCTCTGATAGGATCTGGGAACTGCATCCAGTCTTCACCGTGCTCGTGCCTTTTACCTTCTTCATCTACCAGTCTAAAACCATACTGACCTGGCTCTTTGTCTTGTAGGAATGTTGTCATCTCTGGCAACCAGTTATCTTGGGGCAGGATATCATCTGCCAAGAGAGCAATCCATTCCTCATTCCTGGTTGCGATTCCCTGACGCCATTTTCGTGACATATCTCTTTCCCAAGCAGTATACTCAGAAAAGGTTCCCCCTAGCTCACCTACTAGACTTTTCATCTCTTCATCGTGGCTCGATACTAAAGTATAGTTTCCTCCAGAGATTTCCACACAGGTTGGGATGATCTTATTTAGGAGGACATCTTTTCTTTTAGTGTTGGCACTGCTGATCTGAACGATTCCTAAATCTAAGGTAGTCATTTATTGTTCTCCGACATCTCACCAATGTGGCTTCCTATATTCATCATAACGGTCGTATGTTGAATAGCTTGCATAGTTTGTTTTTCTAGATCTTCTGTAGTAACACTTGAGTCACTCCCGACACTAAGGGCAGAATCTTTTATCTTTTGAAAAGTTGATTCCCTTGTGAACGTTGATCTGATGTGTTTGCCTAGGATCTCTGCATCATTTGTGTAAACCCTTCTTGAACTTACCAAGGTCCTTAGGCTCTTACGGAAAGACTTCATATCTGGATATGCCCATTTTGCGTCCTTGTTGATGAGACCAGGCATAATATGATACTCTTTGACCTTATCGATAAGGTATGGAACTTTCAAAAATAGATTCTTTGTTTTTACCTTTTTACTTACTTCATTTTCGACGGGAGCAGATAAAAAGTCTAGATGACCAGACCAGGCAGTTGCAATGACAGGAATATCAGAACAGACCGCATTGAAGATTGGAATACCAAATCCTTCGCCGTGAGTCGTAGAGATGTAGCCGTTGATAACCTCTTTGTCATAAAGAGAAGCTATCTCTGCCTCAGACATATTACCGTGTAATAGATATACTTTACACTTTCTATCTTTTGTCACAGAGTTCAAGAACCCTTTGATATTCATCATCGCTTCGTTACGGTCAATGTTACTGTTGTTTTGAATATGGCTTTTTAGAACTAGACCAACATTGGGATCATCTTTGAACTCTAAGACAAAGTTTGACAGCATCTCGTACAGATTTTTTCTTGGAGCGATTTGAGAAACACACAAGAAGTTTGTATCGGTTGTTAGCTCCTCGTAGCCGACAAATTTTTCTCTGTCTTCAATAGCTGGCAAACTGTTGTAAAACGGAATAACACTCACAGGGGTTGTGATCTTTTCACCGTTGGCACCCACAGTATTTTCGAGATTCTTCTTAGCGTGCTCAGAAACCACTAGAATCTGCTGCATAGAGTTGCACTTGTCGATCCACTCAACAGGAGCAGCAGTTGTTTCCAATGCAGCAGTCACCCCGATATCATAGTTGGTAACCTTTTCGAACTCGTTTGGAGGGCGAACCTGATAACAACAGTCAAAGCCGTCACCCATTGCAGTATTTGTTGAGTGCAGGTAACGCAGATAAACCTGAGACCTTTGTAGACACTCTTCATACTTCTTCTCGTAGACTCTGCTGCGAGTTGCATTAGCCCACTGAAGATCTATGATATAGGTTTCGAAGTTATCATCTTCTAGGAAGGCATCTGCAAACATTCTTGCGTGCTCTGCATAGCCGCTAATGTTACAGACAGGACCCATTATAAGTATTTTCTTTTTTGCCGTCATAATTGCACCATTTTCCAAGCTTGATATTCTTTACGTTCTTCCCACGATCCGTACTTTTGGTGAATCTCTTCAAGCAGATTTACCCAAGTGGATTGGTAGTCCTCAAAGTTGTAGTTCTTGAGAACGTGTTCACGACCTTTTCTGCCTAGCTCTGCAAGCTCTTCTTTTGGCATTGCGTAGATCTTGTTAAGAGCATCGATGAAATCTTCCTTTGAGATTCGATCTTCATAGATGTAGGGAACTTGCTGCGAACCGATAAGGGCTCTTGAAGAAGGTTCAATACCAATACCGAACCAGTTCTCTCCATCTGTCACCTGCTCCTGCAAGCCGCCAGTCATCGTTACAATGATTGGAGTCTCCGTTGATAGTGACTCAAGAGTTGCGAGTCCAAAACCTTCTGCATCTGAAATGTTGATTGTGCAATCAGCTAAGTTGTAAAGGTTCGCCAACTCTTCAGCGGGAAGCTTATTTTTTGAGAAAACGATCTCACCATTTGTCATTCCGAAAGTCTCTGCGAGATACTCAAGGGGCTGACCGTGTTTATCGCTCGTATCAGTGTGCATCAAGAGGCAGACTTTCGTGCTGTCAATGTGATCTTGTTTGATAAACTCTGAGAACCAATGAATCAAGCTTCCTGATTGCTTCCTTCTGGCGTTCCTATTGTTCCAAAAGAAGATGAACTTATCTTTGAGCATTGGATTATTGTTTAATAGCTTTTGTTTATCTGAGCCACTGACCTTGCCAAAGATATTCATTGGCACGGCGTGTGGAACATAAACTTCGTGAACATCAGGCGAAACATTCTGAACAATGTCGCTTGTTACTTTTGAGATTGTAGCAATGACATCATTCGAATCATACAGTTTCTTATTATACTGAGGATATGGATAGTTATCCCAGACGTGATAGTAGATCATAGGAATGTTTGGTCGGATATCGTCCTCAAACATCCATAACCATTCATAATATCTTGGATCCGTCATAAACCAGAGCATATCTGGCTTATATTGCGAGATAACTGCAAGAATCTTCTGTTTATCACCGTAGCCATCTACTGGCATTATTCGCCAGTCATCAGTGACCTTCATCGTGTTATAGTTTGGATGTTTAATCGCTCCACCGATAGAGAACACCTCAAACTTGCCACTGTCTACTATGGCTTCAATCATATATTTTGTTTGTAATCCCACCCCAGAGGACAGGAGCGGGTGGTCGCTTATTGTTAGTACTTTGATTTTATTAGACATTTTCTCCCCTATTTGCAATACTCCGTCCTATAAAACTCACAGGTGCCGAAGCGGTCTTTGCAGTCTACGCAAGCATTTCGGTTCTTGACGTAGTTTTCTTTGTTGATATTATGCAATGCTTTGGTCAGAGCGTTAAGGGCATCTGATGTTCTTTTCTTTGCTGCCGTCACTCTAACGAACTCTGCTTTCTTGCCGGCTTTTGCAGTCCTCTTCAACAAAACGAAGTGACAGTCAATGTCTTTTGGCTCAACTTCATACTTCTGAGCATAGAAGTGTTTATAGAAAACTAGCTGATAGGCTAAGATTTTATCACTCTTCTTTTGTGGTTTCCATCCCCACGAGCAAGTTTTCCAATCAATCAGATGAACTTTCTTGTCTTTGTGAGAATACACAACAAGATCGATGAATCCTTTGAACTTCTTTTCTGCTTCCGTGAATTCTGTGATGGGCTCGTACAGTTGTTCTTCTGCTGCGAGGACTTCCCAATCCTTGCCTAACTTTCCGTACTTATCTGCAAGACAGCGGTAAAGGTCAGGAATGATTTCAATCCCATTTACAAGCCACTCTTTGAGCTTGAAGTTTGTTTTTGCATCGTTTTGGGCATCATCGGGCAGGGCGTTGAGTTCAGCAATAAACTGCTCCTTAACTAACGCCTCAATCTTACCAGGCTCTCTGTACTTTTCGGGAGAAGTCAAAGTATATTCACAAACAGTGTGAATTGCTTTTCCGAAAGCAGTGAAAATATTGCCCTCGAACTGAGTAACTTTATCAATGTAAGTTAGTTTGTGGTAGTAAGGGCAGATATGCCAGTTCTTCCACTCCGAATAGGAAATGTGTTTTCCAGCCAATGTAACCTTCTTTCCAACTACAAGTTGTGAAGTTCGTCGATCTTGTTATATAATACAGGACACAGCTTAAAAAGCAAGTCTTTTTTTCCTAAATAATATGCTTCAAAGCCAGTAGCAAAATATTCCCTCAAAGATACTGAGCCGTATGGTCTGACAAAATCATTAGCAGTTGCCATCCTGAGCATATTTGGTCCAACTCGATTATAAAGGAAGTTGTCCATTTCTCTGTTGTACTGAACATCAGAAAAGTTATACTCATCAGTCCAGTAACCTTCTGCTTTGAGTTCACTCTCTAAGCGCTTTCTTTTTGATAGAAACTCTTTTTTAATATCTCCGTCGGAATAGATCAAGTCGCTATTGGTTGTTTCTATATGGTGAGCCATTTCGTGAACCAAGTCATCAAGCAAATCTTCTAGACCGTCTTGTTGGTCCGACAAATAAAGCCAGTCATCTTTATAAAGAGCCGAAATATTTCGATCATCAAACTCTTTCCTGTGAGCAATCTCAACTCCTTTTAGGTCCCTAAAAAAATGGGAAGGAAAAGACTTTTCAAGAGTCTTGAAGATTGGAGAGTAGTCAGTCGAGTTATTCTCAGTATCCTGATAAACCGCTATGTCTCCAAACTTGAAGTGTCGGGTTGTATTTTTGATCTTTTCTTCGATGTATTCTCTCACAAAATCTCCGATGCTAGAGTTGCTAGTTCTGATCTTTCACCCTTGGTTAGAGTAACGTGACCAGCTATGCCATACTCCTTGAACTTTTCTACAGCGTGTGTGAGACCATTAGATACAGAATCAACATAAGAGTTGTCAATCTGTTGGATGTCGCCAGTAAGAACTAGTTTAGATCCGTGCCCCACTCTTGTTATTATAGTCTTTAATTCGTGCGCTGTTAAGTTCTGTGCTTCATCGACAATCATAAAAGCATTAGCTATTGATCTACCACGAATATAGGTCATAGCTTCAATCTCAATAGTCCCTTGTTCAACTTGCATATCCAAAGCTGTACGGTCTCCGAACAAGTGCTCAAGGTTATCACGTATTGGAGCAATCCAGGGAAGCATCTTCTCTTCTAAGGTTCCTGGCAAGAATCCAATATCTCTACCCATTGGCTGGACTGGTCGAGTAATAATCAGCTTATCATACCCACCGCTAGCTGATGTTGTGTTTATAACCTGCTCCAAAGCGCAAGCAGTAGCCAACAATGTTTTACCAGTTCCAGCAGGACCAGTCAAGGACATCATATGTATATCCCTATCAAACAAAAGATCCATAGCATATTGTTGTTCTTTATTTCTTGCTGATAATCCCCATATGTGTTTGTATTTGTTCACCTTCTTCAAGGGAGTATTGTAATCAGTGAACCTACAGATGGCTGATTTGTTTGTTGCTTCATTCTTCAAAAGTAGGAACTGGTTTGGGTAAAGTTTTACTTTCTGTTCTTCCAAACAAAACGGCTCACCACTGTAAAAGCGGTCAATAACACTAAAGTCTACTTCTAGTTCTTGTGTTCCTTCGAAAAGGCTGTCTACTGATTTGATGACCTTTTGAGGCTGATAGTCATTGCAAGCAATGCCGTGAGCATCACATTTCACTCTCATATTAAGATCTCTTGAGACGACCTCTACGTCGTGACCCTTTTTGATTAGTCTGAGAGCTATTGCAATGATCTTATTGTCTGAGTCATCAGTTTTCATTCCTGGTGGCATAAACTCTTCGTCGAAATGGGCAGCAAACACTTTGCCCTTTCCTCGACCAAGTGGAACACCACCCATCAAACTGCCTTTAGTTCTGAGTGCATCTAGAATGCGGTTCATCGCTCTAGCGTTCAAGCCGGCTGTATCTTGCCTGTGTTTATGCTTGTCAATCTCATCTAACACTATGGTTGGGATTGCGATATTGTTCTTGCCGAACGATAAAATAGAACTAACTTCTGTAAGGTATACATTAGTATCTAAGATAATAGTTTTCTTCATACTTTCACCAATTTGGTATGTTTAAATAACTAGTTCTGAGGCGTTACTTAAAGTAATAAAAAAGCCGCCCGAAGGCGGCTGGTGGAGGTAGGGAGAATCGAACTCCCGTCTTGCCTAGTTTCATAAAAGGGTCGTTCACAAGGTTAGGTCTGTTTTTATCGTCAGACAGCCCACTTGACTAGATCATTTTGTTTACGGCGAAAATAATCAAAAGCTCTTAGAAAATCAAATACGGCTTTCTGTTTTTTGGCTGCCGTCGCCTCAAGTCAAGCCAGGTTATTAAGCTGCTTGTGCTAGTTGAAAATCGTCGTTAGCGATTATTAGATAAGCGTTTTTAGTGAGCCACGCTTCCCTCACCCTTGCACCGTTTTTACTTCCCCATCAATCGATACCGTTTACCCCCATTGGTTATACTATATAACAACACGTAACACTTGTCAATTTATTCATAACTATTATCATAAAAGCTGTTAATAGCTGTTAAGTGCTAGAAAAGCTAAGAAAAAGTAATAAAAGTAAGAAAAAGGTTTTTTATTAGCTGTTAAAGCTGTTAAGCCATTATACAGGGAGAGCAAGAGGCGTAAAGGGTAAAAATGGATTTTTTTACAAGTCTAGACCGAGATCTGGAGTTTCTTCTTCGTTATCAACTGCTTGTACTGAATCTTTTTCTTCTTCGTACTCTGGAGTTGTTACATCTGGAAGTGTTGTAGCCAAATCTGCTTCGAACTTATCGAAGTACAAGAGCAAGTTGGTGACCAAATAATCATAGAACATATCTCTATCTTGGTCGTCTGCTAGCATATCATAAGCATCTACAACTTGTTTCTCTACTCTTTTGAATGTTTCTGCCGCAAAGTTACGACCTGTTTCATTCTGATCTTCTATTGATACGAAATCGTCTTTGTCTTCTTCTTTCTCAATATCAATAAACTCATCTGCTGATTCAGGAGCATCAACATTTAGCTCATCAACATCCATATCAATAGTGACTTTCTCTGTCAACACGTCAGCATCGATTTCAAACACAATATTTTCACCCACCTCTTCAGCTTGAGCAGTTACCTCGATGGGTCTTAGAGAGTTCTTGACAGCGTGTACAAGATGGTTTCTAAAGGAATCTCTTTGTTCCTTTGAAGTTGTGAGCATCATATAGTCATCTTGAATAGTTGGAATGATGTTCTTCAGCAAATCAGCTAGAACGTTGATACCAGTGTAGGTGCTTGGCTCTTCAGTTCCTGTCTCAGCTTCAGAGATAAGGATTTGACGGATGGAAGCTCTGAGCTTGGCTTCGTTCTTAGCTATCTCAGTAATTCTAGTTTGTAGGCGCTCACGAACATACTCTCTGATGAGTTGTTCAGCGATAATGGTTTTACGGTCAAGAATAGTCATAGTCTTATAATTATCTCCGTCTTTGACGTTTTCCACGATTTACTTTAGGTTTGTTGCTTTTTCTTTTCTTTCCCTTGGGATAGACAGGCTTTGCACCCAGTGGAAGCGAGTATCCGCCAACAGCACCACCAGCCATCGTGCTCATCTCTTCAATAGCATCATCAATTAAGTTGTCCAAACTCTCTTCCTTTTTTGTCAAAGTATTCCAGAGAGCATCAGCATCTGCACTTGGCGGAACATAAGATAAGAAAGTTTCTCTGTCACCATCGTTAATAGCTTTTCTCATATCACGAGCACTGTAAACAATACCGCCTTCTGACTGAACTGGGTCTTCAACGATGTCATCAACTGTTACACCTGGGTTGTGCTTGTCAGCATATTGTTGTGCTCTGTTGAAGCGAGTGTCGCCAACATCCTTACTGCTCTTCACTAGAAGAACTGTGTCGCCTTCTTTAGCAGATTCAGGATCAGCTACAAACTCATAGACGGCTTGTACGGGGCTTCTGTAGTCTGCAATCTTTGCAGTGATGTTTGGCTCACCATTCTGAAGATAGGTTTCCCAGATTTTGAGAGACTGTTGATTGCTGACTTCTGGGTAATCGACGGGAGAAATAAGAATAATAACTTCATCAACATCAGGACGCTTAGCAATCTGATTTACATAATCAAAGTGACCTCTGTGAGGTGGTTTGAACTTCCCTGGGAAAAGAGCAACTCTTCTACCTTCTGCTTCGGTGATGATCTTGTTATGATCTAGGGACTCTTGTTGTGTGGAAGCATCAGCTACCTGTTGTGTCATTTCTCTGCCGATAACCTCAGAGTCTTTGATGGCTTCTGTACCAGCGTTGATAGCCTGGCTTCGATCACCGTAAGTGAAATAGTTATCAATGTTTTCAGACAGTTTTTTGGTAGCATCAAAGATATCTTCAACGGACTTGCTTAGCTGGTCCATATGTTGTGTAGCTATTTTTACGATTGTTTCAGGAGATACAGGTAGGTATCCAAGCTTACCCCACTGAGAAATGTCTTTGGTTTTTGGTAAACGACTATAAGTTACAGACCATTGCTTTCCGCCTGTCTTTCCTTCGTTGATCAAATACTCATTCATCAACTCTCGATTTTCTTCGATGGTAATTGTTCTTAGGTTCTCTTTTCTGACTTGTTGGTCATCATCTTGAGCAGAAACAATACCTCTTTCTTTGTCGTTTAGTTCTTTTTCTTTGCGAGCCTTATCAAGGTCTGTTTCTCTTTGTTTTGCGTTATATCCATTTGTGCGCTGATACACTCGGTACTGTTCTTCCCAACTGTTTGCCTTTTTTAGTTCTTCTAAAGTGCTGGTATATGGCTCATCACCAATCCCAAGAATAGCATTAGAAGTTTTATCTTGTTTTCCTGCTGACAGCAATCCGAATATATTATCCCTTGTGAACATAAACTTTTCTATGGATATCTCATCGCCAAGCTTCCTAGCGACGATATACAACATACCATTTTCATATTCATTTAGGGCATCGATAAGGTTTGTGTAACTGCCGTGGATGTCACCTTTTTCCCTGAGAAGTTTCAAACTGACAGGTACTTCATACTCTTCGCCAAGATCTGTAAAAGCAATCAAATCCTGAATCGGAAGATTTCCTTTTGCTGTTATTGGGTCTGATTCTTGTTTACCGCTAAGCATTGCGGCAAGGAACCCCTCAAATACAAATCCTGCGGCAGAAGAAGAGAAGCTGTGAATAACAGCACTCAAGGACTCTAGCATAATAAGAGTGCTAATAATACGCCGTGGAGATGTCATCTTAGATTCAGAAGATGCTCTCCTCATAAGATCTTTTAGTCTCTCTTCAATACTTGCTCCACCTGAAATAGTTGAGAATATCTTTTGAACCTGCTTCCTCTCCATAGAATCAGGCTTACCCCAGTTTTCTGTTGGAATAAACTTAGGGAGCGAGAGAACAAACTTTTTAGCTCGATCAGCCTTAATGTTAGCTTCATCCTCAGTTAATATATTCTTACGAGGCTGAACGCTCTCATTTGTCATAGGCTTCGTACCCATTCCATACTTAAACATCCCAAGGATCTGATTCAATGGAGCAAAGTTACCTGAAAACTTATATGTGTGACCGTTGTAGTCAAAGACAACAGCCTCAACAGGAGTTGTTATCTGAGAGAAGTCTTTTATTTTGTTTAGGTGCCTTTGCATTACTTCCATAGCAGCAGGATCTTCTGCACCTCTGGCTGTGATTTCTCTCACAGCATTTGCCAACTCTTCCTTGAGTCGCATAACTTCAGCGCTTGTATCAGCGATGAATACACTGTCAAGACCTTTTAGGAGTTCTACAGCAAAGTCGTGAACAATATTCTCAAGAGGTTCGATTGCTTGTAGGAGTAATGACTTCTTTGAAGCAATAACATTGTTCAGGTCTGCTAGATCTTCTTTGGATAATCCTTTTTTGATTGCCCTCAGACCGATGTTACCTGGGAGCTTCATCAAATAGCGGACGATTTCTCTTCTGATGTTCTCTGGAAGTTCTGTGTCCATTCCATTTAGAAGCCTAGTAAACATATAGTCTTCCATCGTGGATTCGTCATTTAGGTTGTTGTCCGCCATCTGCCTGTTTAGGGCAGCTATTGAGCGTGAAAGTACCTCTTCATCTTCAAGTCTCTGAAGATTGATTATAGCTTTTCTAGCGAGCTTGTATTTGCTTTCAGATTTCGAAAGCTGTCTTTGCATTCTTTCAAGGGCGTCATCAATTACTTCTAGGGCACCATCTGGTATTGGATTCTTTTCGCCCGTCTCTTTGTCAAAAGCAAAATGACCAACACCGTGGATTTTCAAAGTCTTATCATCATATTTGATAACATTTACTGATCCTGGATCATCTGGATCACCAGTAGTGCCTGGGTCCATTATCTCGGCATTGTACCAAATATTAGCGTCTGGTCCGAAGGCTCTGATCTTTTCTCTATCAGAAAGCGATTCAACTGCTTTTTCAAAAGCATCAAAACCATTGACAAAGGCTTTCTCTAGACCACCTCTACCAGCAAACTTCTTTGCCAATCCAACAGCATCCAAACCACCAGACTTTAGATTGCCTTTATTACGAGCGCCTTTTGCCTTACCTTCGGGAACAGAATAAGAAAGAAATAAGTTCTGACCATCTACCTTTTCTTCGGTAGAGAGTTCGGCATTAGCAGCCGCACGGATAATCTCCTTCATTTCACCAAAAGTTAATTCTCTATTATCATAGAGATGATCCATGTGACCAGCAACGCCGCCCATCTTATTTTTCCTCGTTTAAAAGTCTTAGTTGTTCTTCTAGAGAGTTGACACGCTCGTTCAAAGATCTCATGTGGCTTTTGATTGATCTTAGGTGCTCTTTAGCCACAGAGATTCTGTTTGAATCCCTCTTGTTTGTGGTTCTAATAGAAGTCACAATATCATAAAGGGCTTGAATCGAAGCAGTTGGGTCTACTTTTAGAGCCTCTTTTAATATGATAGACTTAGTTATCTTTCTTAGCACTTGACTTCTTCTTGTAAGAACGTTTCTTTTTAGCAGTCTTTTTCTCAGCTTCGTGTGTTTCACAAGCTTCATCTTCGCAGACTTCGTTCAGACAAGCTTCTTCAGTTGCTGCGGGAGCTTCTTCTATTACTACTGGAGCTTCAACTACTTGTTGTTCTTGAGCAGGAGCCAAACCTTTAGCAGCCCTTCTAGCTGCTCTTCTTTTTCTTCTGAGTCGTGGACTAGCCATTATTATATCCTCCAAAAAGTGCACTTGCACAATAATAAATAGTTAGTAAAAATCTTCTATGTCTTAAACAGAGCCTGTTTGTTTAATATGAACCTGTCCGTTGATGATATCAAAATAGAATATTCCGTAATCACCGTTCTCATCAGTGCCGTTCATATACAGATAGTTGTTAGCCCCTGAGACATAAATATCAGCGTGTGTTAGTAAGGTTTCACCATCAAATCTGAACCAAGGATCATCGACTGAATCCCCGAAATCTGAGTGTGGCACTTCTGCAATGTATGTTTGCCCGTTTTTGATTGAGAACTCGAACTTGGCTGGAGCACCTTGTGTATTGGTTCCGTGTAGATATAAGTTGTTCCCAGACCCTGATATATAAACATCAGCATTGGTCATTAGAGTGTCGCCGTCAAATAGTAGTTCAGCGTCGTCGTCAATATCAACAACTAGACCACCACCTTCAGCTATACTAGCACTTAGTAGTGCGAAGCTTTGACTGAGTGATGTATAGCTTGAACTTAGGGCGGCAAAGCTGGAACTTAGCGAATGGTGACTTGAGCTTATGGTTGCGACATTGCTGGAAACATAAAAAATACTAGAACTCAACGAAGTTACGCTAGAGGATACAGAAGAACTAAGACTGATAATCTCGGAAACATTGTTAGATATGCTTCCGCTCAGTACCAATATATTAGCTACGTTCCCAGAAATAGATGCACTTAGGTCTGAGACTGTTGTTGTTAGTCCAGTATTCGAATCTTCTAAAATATCTAACCTTTTTTCAAAAGCAGCAGAAACAATAGAACCAGTTGCATCACTGCTATCTAAAAAATCAACGACTGCTTGTTGAAAGGCGTGATGCGCAGATACGTGCCCTAAGCCTCTAGCTTTCTTCATTTACACGATTGCCTCACCACTACCACCATCATAACCAAGCGATTTGTCGGTTAGATCTAAGCGATAGTGTCTATCGACATATCCGTAGATGTTAATAACGTTGTCGGAACTTGCTTTCGCATAGACTGTAGTGTTACCGTTATGAGGGATACCTGGATATATTTGAGTAAGTCCTGTTTCTTTTGTTAGGATAATCTTGAAAGTTAGGTTAACGTCTGTGAAGGATCCATCACCACCTATCTCGACAGTCAGAGTGTGGTTTGAAGTGTTGCTGTGATTTGAAGCCCACAAGAATATTTCATCATGAGCATAATCAGTTGCTTGATGAATTAATCTTCCAGTTGTCGGAATATTGATTGGAACACTGGACGAATCACCAGATAAGTTAATACGACCGTGTCTTAGGGTTTTGAACTTATATGCTGTACCGTTAATATTTGGTACTGATGGTTGGTTTCCTAGTTTAGCCATCTTTTGGACTCCATAGAGAATGTTTTAGAATAATATAAATATTACTTTCCGAACATTTTGTCTAAAGAGTGCTTCATCCTATTCATCCACTTTTCGTCGATCTGAGTCCCAGAAGCAGGTTTATTGCTTTTTTCCCAGAGATTCATTTCAGCTAAAGCAATGCTTTTCTTAAGGAATACACGAATCGCAACGAGGGGAGAGGAAAGACCAACATTCTCTATAGCAGGGTAGCCAGCGAATATCAAACCGACAATCTTATGATCTTTGTTTATGATTGCTGATCCGCTTGAGCCTGGTTTTGTTGGCAGTGTGTATACTGAGTACCCAAGTGTATGATATCCTGAGAAATATCCCTTGAAAATAAGAACTGAACCAGGCCAGAAAAGACCGTGAGGTGCAGCAAGGTTTGTCACCATCTCACCACGCTCAGGTTCTTTGTCAGCAAGTCTCAGGGTTGTCAACCTCTTATAAACATCGGAAACTTTTAGAAGACAGAGATCAAATCTTTTATTTGTCATAACGACTTCTGCGTTATAATGCTGACCTTCTAGATCTACAACCTTGAAGGTTGATCCCTTATTCTTAATCATAATACCTTCTATGATCTGAACAGGTGGGATCTTATTTTCACAAGAGTGACCAGCAGTCATAACATAGGACACGTTATCAGATACTTCACTATGAAAGACAAAAGAACCAGATGAAACATATCTCATATTGGCTTTTTGACACTTTCTTTCGCCTGTTTTAGGATCATTTCCACAACCCTCAAGCAAAACTGAGTGTTTTATTTGAGCAAATGCTTCTCTTGGTAGTGGCTTTTCAGACCACATATTAGAGACATTGACATTTACTGTTTTACAACCACTTGCGCAACTAGCAAGGCTGAGAAGCCCTACGATCAGAAACTTGACGTAAAGTGATGTTTTTTTCTTCATAATAAAGTAAGTATGTTCCGCAGATACTATTTATCCTCAGTAAATCAAATAATGATTTTCATTTGCGAGGAATAAAAAATGAAGTCTAGTGTTCTACTATTCGGAGCTTTATTGTTCTCTAGTCCAAATCTAGACTTCCCTGTCGTATGGGAAAAGATCGAAGGTAAATGGTCATACGTCGGTGAAGTCAAAGAGAAGACTCAAATCTTGTTTTGGCTGGAGAAAGAGACAAAAAGCCCAAATAAAAATCTACATACTAAAGAGATAAAGAAGATGCCTTTCATCACTTTGTCACCAAAAGGGGAGGTAGTTGATATAGAGCCTCTCCGCTAAGGAGAGCTTATGTTCAGTATCCTCGTATCTTCAAAACGAAAAGAAATACTTCTTGTTTTACTAGCGCTTTCAGGCGCAGTTTCATACTACTACTATGCTATGGCGAATATTGAGTATCCGACCATAATCGCAAAGAAAAGTACTTTCTATACTCCAGGACAACACGACAACTGCAAGTGGGTTATCCACATCAGTGATGAAGTGACAACATTTCCTGGAGACACATCATCCGCACAAATAGGGATTCCAGAAGTCATTAAGGATGGCTACATTTCTGGAATCTTGCAGAGTGGTCCAGGAAACTCTTTATTGTTGGCTTTCAGTATGCCAAACCAGCCACCATCTTCTCCACCATTGATTATGACCTCATCATATGAAAAGGATAAGCTACCACTTCACACAATGAAGTTCAGAGTTTTCAACAGCACTGCTTTGTCTATGACATTGTACTCAACATATGAAGAATGTATTCAGGCTACTATGAAATGAAACGTCTTCTCTTTTTGAGTATCTTTGTTTTTTCTGCCTGCGAAGAAGATCGGCTTGTAAAGTTAGAATGCGTTCTTGGCGATAAACTCGTCTGTAACGAGTTTGGACAGAACTTTCCAGCCGTTGATCCAGCCGACATCCCAGAGAGAACAGGTCAATGCTCTTATGGAACGAGAACCTGTACAATAAACGGCTGGGGAGAATGTGAGGGAGCAAAAGGACCAGAAGAAGAAGTTTGTGATGGGATTGATAACGATTGTGATATGACGATCGACGAAACCTACCCAGAAGAACATCAACTTTGCGGGTTCCAAGAAAATATAGACTACGGAGTTGGTATCTGCAAGCCAGGTGTTATGACCTGTTATAACGGCGTTCTGTATTGTGATGGTCACGTAGGACCTGATGATGAAATCTGTGATGGCGTTGATAACAACTGCAACGGAACTGTTGATGAGGGTATTGCTAATGCTACAGCGGTTGCCTGTTATGAAGGACCTGAAGGGACTCTAGCTGTTGGTGAGTGTCGAGCAGGCATTCGCTATTGTACTGACGGCAACTTTGGCGGTCCTTGTGATGGTCAGGTTTTACCAACTGCTGAAAGATGTGATGACCTTGATAATGATTGTGACGGAGAAGTCGATGAAGGCTTTGATACCCGTGGTGTAGATTTGGTTTTTGTTATCGATATATCTGGTTCCTTCGATGACGAGATAGAGTCAATGATTTTAGGCATAACTCCTCTTTTAGACGACCCGATAACGAGCAGATTTCGTTTTGGACTAGTTGTTGTAGGTGCTAGGCAGGGTGAAGATATAAGACCGCATAATCTATACTCTAGAATGGTCTCTGATTTTGTTCCCGCTGATGAGTTCGTGGCGATTTTGGAAGCAGGCAGAATGATTGATAGTGCTGGGCAAGAACCAACCATTGATACAATGTACTGGGCAATGAACAGATACCCATTTTCGTGGAGACCAGAAGCACAAAAAGTTGTTATCACAATGACTGATGAAATAGCCCAGACAATCACATCAATGACCTGCTTAGAAGTAGGAACTCACGCCGACAACTATGGATATGAGTTGTTTGTATTTGCCCTACAAGAGCATCATAGGAGTTTCTTAGATTGTGTTGGTGGGAACAGAGACAGGCTTTATAGCCCAACTGCTAACTCTGAAACAGTATTCTATCAGATTAGGGCAATCTTTGAAGACCTTTGTGTAGGTCATTGATCATCAATCTATATCTATTTTAGATGGCTTCATATTAAATGGATGCAGGAACTTGTTCTTGAAGTCTACTCTGCCTCCATATTCGCCCATATTTCCTCCAAAGACAATGTTTTCATTTTCCTCAGGAGGGTTTTCTACTTTTTTGTTTTTTTAGCCCTCTTTTTTGGCTCTTCTTCTGTTTCTTCTGAGGTCTCTTCGATCTCTTCTTTGATGAGGGTTGCGATGCCTTCTAGTTGATTACAGGATTTTCTAAGGGTTTCTATGTACTCTTCCATTGATTCTAGAGCTTCTTCAGCGTTACCATCAACAAGATGCTGCTGCATAGGGCTGGAGTTTCCATTGTGGGCTTTCTCAACTCTATTCAAGGCTACCAAAGTCATATACCTAAGAGAAACTAGCAAGTCTTCTTGATATACTTCTAGAGTTATTTCTTTCTTATCCCATTTGTTGTCAGTTGTCATTTTTTAGAATCTCCTTTTGACTTTGCATAATTAGAAACTTGTTCTTCGGAAATGCCCTGATATTTGTAAAAAGCTTTTTTGAGCATTTCTCTTTCTTCATCTGTTTTCGCATGAGCCCACTGCCACCCGACTGAACTTTTGATATCATCTATCTTTTTGGATAGGTTTTCAACCTCTTGTTCTGTCTGGGAAAACAAAATCTCATCATCTATATCATATTTTGAGATATCAATCTCTAGGTCGTTTGCTAACTCAACAATCTCTGGAAGGTTTTGAGTTTCGTGATACTCAGTAGCACTCCTGAACTCATCTGTGTATAGGTTTTCTTTATCAAGATCAGGGTGTGTTACTTTTACAACTTCTCTGTAGACATCTTTCAGTATTTTCTTGCCCTTCTCATCCAGTTCACGAACTTCTTTTTTCTTTTCTTTTTCTTCTTCCTCTTTTTTCTGACTTAAGAAACCGAGATACTCTATCTCTTTCTGGAAGTCTTCATTGAACTTCTTGATTGTATCTTGTCTTATATCCAGGACTTCTTCCAACTCAGCCTTTTTGAACTGATGCTGAAGGTTTATCCTCTTCATTTTTAGTTTGATTTTGTTGCTCATAAGAAGTACCTTTTGTAAGTAGTATTTTAGGGCATAAAAAAGAAAGAGGCAGCCGAAGCCGCCCCTTTCAAATAAAACTTATTCTCTAGTACGAGACTAGTGAAATATATTATACCTTAGCAAAGACAAGCTGATCGCTAGCGTCTACAGACATTGTGTATTCGCTACCGTTAGCCTTGAACTTCAACAATGTGAAAGCTTCAGAGCTATCACCAGCCTTCATGTTGTCCAAGCGACCGTCTAGACCAGCTTCAGCAGCAAGAGCACGGGTCTCTTCAGCGTCTACGTCAGCAGCACGATCAAGAATCTCTTGAGCGAGGTTAGCAGCGATTACGCCTTCAGCAGCAGTAGCACGAGAAACTTCAGAAGCTAGATCGTTGGTTAGAACGAGTTCAGCAGCAGTAGCACGAGCGATCTCAGAAGTGAGACCAGCTTCGTTAGCAGCTACCTGAATGTCAAGCTTTTCCATACCGTCCTTCAAGGATACAGCAGGGTCCATGTAGTTGGTGCCTACGAAAGGATCAAAGGTACCGTCAGCAGCAAGACCGATAGCACTTTCGTGCTTGTCGAACATAGAGTCAGCGTCAGCTTCGTTACCGTCAACGTCAGCCTGAACAGCGTTGATAGCAGCTTGAAGAGCAGAGTCAGCAGCAGCAAACTCGGTGCGGATGAGAGCACGATCAGCATCGCCGTCAGCTTCGTTTTGATCAACGTCAGCTTGGATAGCAGCTTCAGCAGCTAGAGCACGAGTCTCTTCAGCAGAGATAGCTGTTGAAAGAACGCCTTCAGCAGCTAGAGCACGAGCTTCTTCAGCAGCAATAGCAGCATCAGCGTCAGACTCGTTTTGATCAACGTCAGCCTGAACAACAG